AATCGCTGGACTCCACTGACCACTGCCGAGAAGATCAGGTACAACCTGGACAACTCGCAGGGCAACAAGTTTTCAGGTTTCCTGAAGGCATTACTGCGCGAGTAAAACGTAACCGGATCAGGTTATTGTTTGAAGGCCATGACCCCAAATTTTCACTAGGAGCAACACCATGTCTGGTGGCAACGAATCCCGTGTCAACATTCCAACCGCACTGATCGAATTCCGTCTGCGCCTCACCGCCGACAAACTTCCAGAAGGTCGTAAGAACCCGAACCTGGAAGTCAGCGTCAACAAGAAGAACGAGATCCAGATCAGCTGCAACACCGGTATCTTCGGCGCCGACAATGCCCAGGTGCGCATCGATGGCAAGCTGGGTCTGCTGGACTTCAACGCCCTGCACACCTACGTGGAGAACATCCACAAGGAAGCCGCCGGCCACAAGTACCCGCTGATCCGTCTGTACGGCCCGCGCAAGAAGCGCACCCCGCAGGATTCCGGCAAGGGTCTGGACGCAGTGCTGATCGTCGGCAAAGATGCCAACGGCGTGTGCTACATGTCCGTCATGCGCAAAGATGCCCCGCAGGTCAAGTTCGTGTTCCAGCCAGGCCGTTGGGTTGACCTGGTCGATGCCAACACCCAGCAGCCTCTGCCACTGGCCGACATCTCCAACCTGTACTCGCAGGCCTGGGCCAAGACCTTCGCCCCTCTGGTCACCTACGCGCTGAATGTCAAGGTCTACGACTTCCGCGAAGACAACCAGCAAGGTGGCAACGGCGGCGGTAACAACTACCAGAACAACGGCGGTAGCAACAACAACTACCAGAACAACAACCGCGGCGGTGGTCAGCAACAGCAGCAACAAGCTCCTGCACCGGCCGGCGACTTCAACGGGTTCGATGACGACATCCCGCTGTAATTGCTTTTGAAAAAAACGGTGGGCCAGGAATGGTCCTCCGTTTATGCTGTCGTCTAGGAAATGACGATTTTTGAAACCTAAATTATCAAGTTGAGATCCTCCCCAAAAGGAACTCTAGATCGACAACAAAAGGAGTCATCGCTTTATGGAGATCCAAATTGAAGGTTACTCTCCAACAGGCGCCTTCAAGCGAGTGGCTACCGTGCATAACGGTGAGTCCATTTCGTGGAACACGCAGACTTATTCCAAGCTGAAGTTCCACAATGCGGCTGTGATCTTTTCGGAGATCAATGCGCTCTGGGCTACGCTACCCATGGCAGCTCAGGACAAGATCTTCGCGGCGTACAAAGAGGTCCATCAACACCTCACTGAACCTGAGGATAATAAGCAGCAGGTCGAAAGGCTCATGGTGCTTATCGTTGAGATCTACAAGCACTACACGGCCAAAGATGCCGAGGATATCGTCAATGGGTTGAACCTGACATATCCAAGCTCGATGGCTGAGACCTACGGCGACAGTGGCGACAACGGGCGTACCCATACCCGTGCCGACTACCATCGCCTGGTCCAACTGGCAATCCGGCTGCGCCCCATGTTGCCGGTGTTCGGCCAGTACATTCATACGTTCCTCGACCAACCGGGCTCGCAATACCGTGAGACCAGTGCGGTCAAGATCCTGAACGATACGGACGTACTGACCATGCCAGCGGTGGAGAAGTTGGTAAGTTTCATGGAGGCAACTCTGAAGAACTTCCAGCATCAGAACTCCGCCATTCTGGGAGGGAAGCTGGGTACTGCAGAAATGCCTTACTGGCTGGTCGCCAAGGCAATCTTCCGCAGGATCGCACCCGGCGAAGTACACAGCGTGGACGATGTATCTTCCATCATCACCAACGTGTACAACTTTGTGGTGAAGTCGACCCTCGACTCCATCCCCAGGAACTTTGGTGGCACCAAAAACAAAACCCGCACCACAGAAGGTTCGAACAAAGACGAGAACGTTTCCTTGCTGGAAGCGATTCGAATCCGTGAGCAAATCTCTGGCGGGCGTAAGAAAGTGGTTGACGTGTATTCGCGTAACATCCTGTTCACAGCGCGTCGGGTAGATCCGACCGTGCCTGAGGCCATGGTGGAAGAATGCACCCGACCAGACATCACCAGACTGAACCGTGACGTGCATGAAGTGCAGTCGATCATGGCGCGTTGGGTAATGTCGCGAGGCCAGCCACCGTCGCACTATGACCTGCTCAAGCGCGAGCCGGTGTTCCGCTTCCTCGGGGCTGCTCAAGCCCTGCTCTGGCACTGGGGCTACCTGGAGCTGGCTGCATTGATGGATGCGGTTCCCCTGCAAGACCTGACCATGGCTCCCTCGGCCACGCTGTGGGCACGAGAAGAGCTTAGCAAGGATCGTCTGGAACTGCTACGTGAGCGGTATCCACACGTGTCGCAACTGACCCGCGGTAGCCAGAATCCCGATGAGGCTATCAAGGGTGTCGTGGAGAACGCAGAGCTTGCTCGCATGATCCACAGTGAAGAATGGGTCCTGGCAAAAGACTCTCGGTTCTACGATCTCGTGAACCACAATGAGCAAGGACATCTGATCCTGTCCCCAGGCTTTAGAAACACCATCGCAGACCTGCAGCTTCAAGTATCTGCTGGTACGTGGTAAGCAATTTCAAATTTAGGAGTTAGGCATATGAAAACTGGCGTAAAGATTCTGAACATCCTGTTGGCCGAAGCAGTTCCATCGGTACAGTTGTTCCACCGTCCGTGGGAAGTGAACTATCGCCCAGAGTACCTGGATGGGCTGATGGAGTCCACCAATGACGGTACCAACCTGTCGCCGGGCGCGATCAAGCGCGTGGCTAACCAGATGCTGGTTCCTTCTGCCGCTCATACCGGGGCCGTGCAAATCGCAAACGGCTTCGATACCCAGCGCTTCACCGTGACCTTCGTCGTTGAAACTGAAAACGTCGGCGGCCGCAAGACTCAGGAGATCCTCTCCGGCTACACCGACCACATGGGCATTGGTGGTACCGATACCAACCCGATCTACAACCCAGAGATGCGCTTCTTCTTCAACCACATGGGCACGCTGCAAATCACCCAAGGTTCCGGTGCTCTGGGTTACGGCATGTTCACCTTCGGCAACGCCACCGAGATCCTGACGCCGATGATTGGCTGGGATAACCAGGAGCACGTGCCAGTGGTCAACCGCCAAGCTACCGCCATGCGTCCTCGCGACGTTCTGGCCAGCATGGGCGAAGGCGCATTCTCCGGCATGGGTATGACCACCGGCCAAAGTCAGCTGAACGGCGCCCCTGTTCTGGCCAACACTGGTTATCAATTCGGTGCCCGTGCCAAGCGTTCCAGCTTCGACAACACCGACTCGGCCGAATACCTGAGCCGCGTGTTCACTAGCGTGCGCGATGTGAGCCTGTCCAATGAGAGCGATGCCCGTACCTACGGCACCTCCCTGCAGCAGGCTGGTGAGAACAACTACACCGCTGAGCCGCTGACCTCCAACTCGGCCATGATGCTGCTCCTACAGCGCCGTAGCCAGTACCAGTCCGAGTGGTCCGTAACCCTGGGTGAGCTGTGCCAGATTGACCCAACCATCGCTCAGCGTATCCAACCGATCCGCATGAAGCGCGACTATGTTCACACCATGGCCGCTATGATGGGTAACACCGACGGCTGGGGCGAAACCAGCAATGAGTCCCAAGTGGCTCAGCTGGCTACCATGATCATGCCGAATGCCATGGCGAAGTTTGCTCTGGGTATGCTGCACTTCATCGCACACACCGACACCCTCGATGGCTCTGTCGACCTGCGCATCATGAACGCAGCTGGTGTGGCTCAAGGTATCGATCCTAAGCCGATCATCAACATGATCCGTCACCACCTGATCTACGAAGTATATCCGACTCTCACCAAGCAAGGTGCGATTAAGCTGTACATCGAAGCGAACATCTCGCTGAACCGGATCTCGAACGTGATCGTGTCGGTCAACGGCGGTGAGAAGAAGCCGTTCCCAATCGCGACCTACTGCTCGGCCCTGTATTCGCCAAACCTTGCACCGAACGTGCAGCGTCTGGAGTCTCTGGCATCCGACCTCAGTGTCGTATCGGCGCAGCTCACTGCGGCGGCAATCAACCATGGTCCAGGCATCATCCGTCCAGATGGTGGCCAGTTCCACAATATGAACTACGGTGGGAGCAGCATTGCCGCTACTCCGATCGCTGATCTCAACGTTAATCTGTCGGGCCAGGGCGGCGTCCCAGGCACTGGCAATGGTCGTGGCTTCTAAGGGGTAACCATGAACGCAAAGGAAAAAACACTCAGCTTCTTGACCAGCATCCTCGTCTCGTTGGGTGCTTCGGTCAAGGGTCGAGCGGTGGTGATTGAAACCGAAGACGGTGAAGATCCCATCGTGATCGATGGCAAGACGCTGGTCATGCCTACCGATGAAACGCTCAAGCTCTCCAACTGGGATACGGAGATTCCGTTCTTCCCACTCTGCGAGAGCATCCTGCGCGGTGAATCTGAAGTTCAGCAAGAGCTGCTCGACATGATTCGCAGCGCCGTCAACATCCGCCTGGCCTCGCTTGTCTGGCAAATGTTCAAAGTAGCGAACTCCGACGAGTGCAAGGCTAACAAGCTCAGTCCAGAACAGGCAGAGTTCCTGCCTTGTCTGCCTGGCTTCGATGCCGAGATGGTCAAACGCATCGGTAAGGTAGTGCTTGGCGTAGATCCGTCCGAGTACAAGTCCAGCCTGGTTCACATGAACCTCAAGCGCCGCGCCAAGATCAATGGCAAGGCGTACGATCGTGCATGTCTGGTTCGCTTCCCTCTGGCCGAGATGGAACGCAAGGAGAAGCCTTACAGCGCCGACCTGCGTGTCAAGGACATGGATGCACTGACCAACCTGCTGGACTACGTGCTGCCTAACTGGCAGGTGGAGAACACCTACAGCCGTGGCACCGATAGCCAGGTCGCCCCGTACTTCGTGGCAAGCCTGCTGGCCTACCAGAACATCAATGCCCGTATCACTGAGCTGGCCAAGCGCTTCGAACCAACCTTCCCGATCTTCGGGACGCTGGTCAACGAAGATGACTGGGTCGAGTGCATGGATGATCTGTCGCGCATGCGCGACAGCATGCCGAACCTGCCGGGCAACGATGGTAAGGTTGTGCGCGGTCAGGCCGATGCTCCGATCATCGACGATCCAAAGCCTGCTCGTGGCGTACAGATGCCAACTCCAAGCGCAGCTCCTCAGCGTCAGCCGGGTAGCCTGCCATGGGAAGATCAACCGCAGCAAGAGCAGCGCCCGGTCGAACGTCGTGTGGTGGACGATGAGGCTGTCGAGTACAAGCCGCGTCAACAACCGCAGTACGGCAACCCAGGTCACATCCCGGTGCATCAGCCAGTGCACACTGGTGGTCCGAACGGCTATGGTAACCAGAACCATCAGCCAAGCTTCGCCGAACTGCAGCGCCAACGTCAGCAAGGCCACTACGGCTACGCTACCGTGAACACGCAGCCAGAAGTTGGCGGTAGTCCGTTCAGCAGCAGTGCACAACCAGGTTCCACGACTAACGTGGGTAACTACAACGTCAGCTACACGACCGCGAACAACGGGTATAGCACCCAGCCTCAAGGTCGGGGCTACTAACGGCATACTCCCCCGCCTTAACCGGCGGGGGAGATTTATCACCTAGTTATTATTTTAGCACCTTGCCGCGAGATGTAGCGTACAGTCCCTTAAGTGTCGTATATGACTCTTTGGTCGGAATGTACAAAACCTCGACACTGGCATCGAACGCTGTGGGTACTTCAATGTCGCTCATGCGCATCGTTGCGAAGTGATACTCAGGATGTATCTTCATCGAGGCCAGGTAACCGTAAAGGTCATACTGGTACTTGAAGGCTTGGTGTTGGTCCACGGTGTGAACCTCAAACCGGCCATCCTGACGGAGGAACCCTCGATGAGTTTCAATCATCAAGCGGAACCCATCCTCGTTGGTAAGGGAATCGGGTGTAGCAATCGCCAGCTTTCTCAGTGGTGAGCCCATAGTTGATTTCCTGCAGTAAGGGAATTTCAGACCTAAAGTATCTAGGTGAAGGTTATACAACCTCAATTGCTGTTAGGCTTTGTCTATGACGATTACTTCCGTCGTTGTCGACAAAAGGAGATAAGATGCCTCGTTCAAAGGTCAATCAACTGCATCCAGAGTTTCTCTCGACGCAGAACTTGAACCCATTCGTGGGTAACGACTCGGCGTCGCGTAAGCAGATGATGGCAGGCAACATGCCCCAAGCGTTGTCCCTGCTCAATCCAACTCGTCGGATTCTCATGACGGGTATGGAACCTGAATACGCGAAGTACGTGTTTAAGATCGAGATGCCGTGTGACGCTTATGTCATCGACGTCATCGATCGCGTTACTGCCAGTAACGTAAAAGGAGCGTTGAAACGTAACCCATCAACCCTCGTGATTTACGAGGACATCAAGACCGGTGAAGTGGGGCAGTTGAACATCCCCGAGTACCTGTCGTTCCACAAGCGGTTTGGTTTTGAGCTGGTGAAGAACCCAGAGGCCATGGCCTTGCTCAAGCCAGGGAACGGCGTCCCCAAAGGTACAGTCTTCGCCCAGCCTGCTACTGTGACACCGGAAGGTGAATACATGTACGGGCGTGAGCTGTCCTGCGTCTGGGCAACCTTGCCAGGCGTAATTGAAGACGGTGGTATCATTTCCGAGACCGCTGCGCGAAACATGTCAACTTACATTTACGAGGAGCGTTCTGCCTCGTACGGTAAGCAGGAATACCCGCTAAACCTGTTCGGCGACGACAGCGTCTACAAGCTTTGCCCGGATGTGGGTGAGTTCGTGGGTGACGACGGTATCCTCATGGCGTTCCGTAAGAAACGTGACATGATGGGTACCGTCGAGATGACGCCAGAACGACTGCGCAAGATCGACCGCATCTTCGATCGCCAGATCAAGGTGCCGCCAGGATCTGAAGTGGTTGACATCCAGGTTCAGCACGACAGCGAACAACGTGTGAACAATACGCCACTCGGCATGGAGTACACACCGAACCGCTATGACGATGCACAGCGCCGTTACTATCAGCGCATCATCGCCAAGTACCGTGAGCTGGAGCAACGTGGTGAAGGTCTGTCGCTAACGCGTGAATTCCACCGTCAGGTGGTTGAAGCGCTGGTGTACATGAACCCGTACCATAAAGGCGGTCGTAAACTCTGCTATCGCAAGGTAGAGCTGGATGACTGGCGCATCACCGTAACCATCCGTCGCGAGATCCGCGCTGGCATGGGCATCAAGATCACCTGTACCCATGGTGGTAAGGGTGTGATTGTAAAGGTGATGAAGGACGAGGATATGCCGCGCGACAAGCACGGCCGTATCATCGATCTGGTCATGGACCCTATGTCGCTTACCAAGCGGATGAACATGGGTCGTGTGATCGAGCCTCGCATCAGTTCCGTCTGCATGGAGTACACCCGCCTGCTGCGTGAAGCACTGGGGTTGCGTGATGAGTTCACCGACTACAGTGTTGCTCAGACTGCATTGCAGAAGATGGCCGAAGATCAGCAACAAGAGTTCTTCAAGCGGTTCCTGAGCTTCTATGAGCTTATGAGCCCACGCATGCATAAGGGCATCGTCGACTTCCCAGACTTCGACGTTAAAGGTCACCTGACCACGGTGGCTTCCCATGGCATGCAGCTCTGGCTGCCGACTGACAACCCTGTGGTCTACTCGGACATTCTGCCGCGACTTAAAGCAGAGCATCCATGCAACTACAGTCAGATCACCTGGCGCAACGCGAAAGGCAAGTGGATCACCAGCCGCAAGGAAATGGTCGTAGGCTCTATCTACACGATCATGCTGGAGAAGATTGCCCGAGACTTGGCTGCCGTATCCTCGGCGAAGCTGCAGATCAACGGCGTTCCATCCAGGATTGCAAACAGCGACCGTTACAGCACCCACATCCGCATGCAGCCAATGCGCTTTGCAGGCGAGACCGAAGTGCGACTGATGCTGATGGCAATCGGCGGCATGGCGACACGGGACCTGTTGGAGCAAACCAACAACCCAGACTCTCACAGCATCGTCTATGAGAGCATCCTCTTGGCCGATCAACCAACGAACATTGAGGAGGTCATTCCACGCGATAAGTTCCCTGCAAACGGGCACCGCATCGCAAAACAGATCGAGCACCTACACATGTGTGCGGGTGTTGGATTCAGACTGGAACCTGACCACATTCCAACGGAGTGACCTGAATGTCATTAGTAATTGAAGGGAGAACACTTCTGGGTATGCGCCCAGAACGTGTGAACGAATGGCTGATGGGTCAGGGCCTCGAAGAGGATGGCGCCTTTACCCTGAAGCTGGATGACGGGGAACATCCCTGCACTGTTCAGCGGGCGGTCTACTCGACGTTCTGCTGGAACTTCCAGCGCATCTGGCCAAAGACGCCGTTGGAAAAGCGTCACGTGTTGCTGTACCCGGATCGGATCACTAGCAACGCACACTTGCAGCTGATGAAGCACAGCTATTGGGATACGTTCGACATCTACCTGGAGGCAGGTGAAGAACTGGATCTTGAGTACCTGGACCTCATTGGCTGTAAGTCGGCCAACGCCATCTACAACTACGCGGTTAATGAGCTGCAGGAATGGGTGGAAACCCTGTCGCTCGACGACTACGTGGACGTGGTGGAATCGCCGCTGATCAAACATGAGCTGGATACCGTTGAGCCGTCTCGCCGTGGTGTGAGTAATTGCCACGACAACATCGGTCGCCTGCTCATGACCAGCGATGACCTGGAGAAGAACACGCTGTCTGAGTTCTGCCGGTCGAAGTTCATCTCGCTGGGCCAGGTGTTGCAATGTATTGGTCCTAAAGGCTACCCAACCGAGATCAGTTCGGAATACTTCCGTCATCCGATCCTGAACTCGTTCTTGACTGGTCTGAACACGCTGTACGAAAGTGCAGCAGAGTCGCGCTCGGCTACCAAAGCGATGTACTACTCGAAAGACCATGTTGAGAAGGGCGAATACTTCCAGCGTAAGATGCAGCTTGGCGCCTTCCCTGTGGCCAGGTTGTTCAAGGGCGACTGCGGTTCTACCAAGTACCTGCAGATCACCATGCGTGAGGATCTCCTCTACGCATTCGCTGGTAAGTACATGCTGGTGCCTGAGACTGGCAAGCTTAAAGCGATCTGGAAAGATAGCCGCGAGCTTATCGGTCAAACGATCCTGTTGCGTTCCTCGATCCACTGCCAGCGCTTCCACGAGCATGGCGTGTGCCAGACCTGCTTCGGCTATCTTGGTCACTCGATCGTGCGCAACTCCAACCTCGGCCACATCTCGTCGTCTGAGCTGTGTAAGGATGCCTCCCAGGCGCTGCTGGCAGTTAAGCACAGCGATGCCACGGTGGACATTGCCGACGTTGCGCTCGGGGATCTGGAGCAGCTATTCCTCACGCCATCGGCGGACGAGGAGGTTGCAGACCTGCGGCTGTTGTACAACCCAGAGCTGCACAACCTGCGCATCGCGATCGACGAGCGCTACGTTCGCAACCTGCACGACATCAAGGTGGTTGACGATCTGTCCAAGCTGACCCTGTCCAACACCACGAGCATGTACTCCATGCAGCTGTGGTACGTGGACGAGGATGGTTTCGATCAGGTTCAACGACTGACAGTTGCCAACGGTTCCCGTCAGGCGTCGTTCACGCTGCAAGCGCTGGAGTACATCCGTAAAACCGGGTGGACCATCAGCGAAGGCATGGTGGTGGTCGACATGAAGGACTGGGAATTCGAAGACAGCCTGCTGTCGCTGCCGGTTCAGCATGCGAACATGTTGGAGTACATCAACGACGTGGAAACCTTCACCCGCTCTAGTGGCAAGGGCAGCGGAGATGGCGCACGCGATCGTCTGGTGAACTACGAGACTCTGGACGAGGGCTTGTTGATGATGAACAAGATGGTTTCCTCGAAGCTGTCTGTCAATATCGCCCACCAGGAAATCGTTATCTCCTGCATGACCGCCATCAGTGAAGATGACTCGCGCTTCCCGCGCATGCCATCGGAAGGGGTAATCCGTCCGTACGAAGATCTTATTCGTGATCGATCCCTCGCAGGGACTCTTTCTTACGAACATTTGGAACGTATTTATGGAAACCCACGTACCTATCTTAACCAGAACAGGTGCTACCATCCGATGGACGCATTGCACGCCAACATTCCTGAAGGCATGACAGTGCTGTAACAGGTGACTGCGCCCCCTCTTCGGAGGGGGCACGGCTCCCTGTATTTTTTTGTGAGGGAGATAGCGAATGCGGATTGACGTTTACTCCCACGGGTATACGGTGCGAGGTCTTACCAATGCCACTCGCGTTGGTGTTGGTAAGCTGTGTCGTTTCCTCGGTCACTTTGAATTGCAACCTACGGAGACTGGTCGCTACGAGCAAAAGCAAACAGCGACTTATGCCGGGGGTTTTGCAAACAGGGAGCAGTTCTGTTTCCACAAAGATACATTGGAGCGATTCCTGCGCATCATTGCAGACATCGTCCCAGGTATCAAACCGGAAATAGTGCACCATGACCTGTGGGACTCGGTCGATGTAAAGATCGAGCTTAAAGACCTGCGTGAACCTCGTTGGGGACAACCCGGTGCCATTGAGCATGGGCTTAGCGAGGGCAACATCAAAGCGATCTGCCTAGGCCCTGGCCGTGGTAAGACGTTTGTATTCAACCGGATCTCCTTCGCCAAGCAAAAGCGTGTGGCGATGATTCTCCGGTCGGGGTATGTGGACAAGTGGGAAAAAGACATCGGCAGTGCGCATCACTGCGAAGAAGGCGACATCCTCAAGATCAAGGGTGGCAAGGACCTGATGAAGTTGATGCTTGCAGCATTGACGGGAACCATCACGGCCAAGTACATCCTGATCTCCAACTCCACCTACCGCAATTACCTGAAGCTCTGGGAGATGGCCAACGGCGACCTGAAAGATCAAGGTTTCCCGTTGTCGCCCTTTGAGTTGATGGGTGCGTTGGGCGTGGAGATTCTGGGCATCGACGAGGTGCACCAAGACTTCCACTTCAACCACCGCTGCATCATTCACCAAAACGTGCCATTGATCGTTACGCTCTCTGGTACGCTGGACCCTGACAACTCGTTCAAGAACGACATCACCAAGCTGACGTTCCCCGCGAGTACCCGTTACATCGAGCCACCACCTCCACCCTACATCCGTTGTAAGGCATTGCAGTTCAGTCTGCAGAGCCCGCACCTGATCAAGTGGAAGCACCGGGGGCGGTCTGAGTATTCTCAGGCAGCCTTTGAAAAGAGTATCATGCACTATGGAAAGGTCCTGACCAAGTACAAAGAGATGATCCTCGACATTGCGGCCATCTCCTTCATGCCATTGTGGAAGCCAGGCAGGAAACTGCTGGTGTTCGCAGGTACGAAGAAGATGTGTACGATCCTGGCTGAAGCGTTCACCAAGAAGTACCCTGATCTCAAGGTACGGCGCTACATCGGTGAGGACCCGTACTCGCACATTGGTGAGGCAGACATTCTTGTCTCCACTACCAAGTCGTGTGGTACCGCAATCGACATCCCCGGCTTGGCAATCTCGTTGATGACTGAAGCCGTCAACGACACTCAGGCAAACTTGCAGCACATCAAACGTCTGCGCGAGCCTGATCAGGGACCTGATTATTTCACGCCGGAGTTCTTGTATCTTCTGTGCTCGAACATTCCGCAACACATGAACTACCACAAGCACAAGGTTGAAATCTTCCGCTCTGAGGTAATTTCTCACGAAACACTTTTAACGGACTATGTGATCTGACAATGAGCCATCCACGCCCGTATCAGCTCTATCGGGTCGATGCAGGTGGAAACCGGGTCTACGTGCCCGGTCTTGTCATTCAGCTTGTAGGGACTCACCCAGGCTGTCTGGCAGAGTATCACCTGATCCATCGACACTACAAAGTCGGCAAGATCATCGTCAAGTATCCGGTCCACGGACCGGAATTGATGGAGGTCATCATCGACGCAGATTTCCCTGCCCGCGACTGGAAAGTTGAAGACCAGTACGGTAACGACTACAACCTTGCCCGAGTTGTTGGGCTCATGCAAAAGGAAGAGTAAGTGAACAAGCCCTATCAATCTGCACCCCTGTCTGAACTGCACCTGCGCGTCGGTGCCCTGCTGTTCTTCGCCAACGAAGTCAACCGTGGCCTGGAGCGTAAAGAGCTGAACCCAATGGGTAGCTTCTACATGTTCGACGACCACAGCGAAATCCGTACCCCGGCCAATGTGCCCGACAACTGGCCACACGGCCTGGTGCGCATCTTCACCGAACAAGTGAAGGGCGACGAGAAGTTCGAATTCCAGCTGTCTCAGTTCGACCCGGCCATGAACACCGCAGCCTACGACGCCAAACGCGGCGGCGGCCTTGACCAGCAGGGCATCCGCTTCGTGGCTGGTACCGGCTGGCAAGGTCTGAGCGCGCACTACCTGATGGTGCCTGAGTATGACCAGATCTCCTACGTGCCACTGATCGGTAGTCATACCGACGACATCGAAACCATTCTGGAGCAGTCCAAGCTGGGTGGCTACGATCGCAAGGTCATTCGTGAAACCTACGAAGCCACCGCCATGGCAGCGTACGAGAACGAAGACGACCTCGAACACGCTCGTGGTGTTCCGCACACCTACCACAACTGGCTGATGCTCAACGCCCTGATCATCGCCAAGATCGTCACCCTGCGCGCGATCGCGCTGGCCGAGCATGGTGAGAACGTCCTCAACGAAACCATGCAACGCGATTCCAAGACCGGTGCTGTACTGCCGATCGACGTATCAGAAGAGCAAGATCCAGCCTGACGGCATAGCTGCCCCTCCCCGCAAGGGGAGGGGCAGTGAGCCTATGCTCTTTTTTTTTTGCTTCAGATCACATGTACTGTGCGTAGAAGCCTTGCAGGCGCTCGGCCTGACTTACGTCGCTGACGCACTTCTCGATGCGACCGAAGCCGTAACGGGAGATGGCAACACCACGGCTTCGGCCGTCGCAGGTGGAGGTCATCAGGTGCAACATGGCTTCCAGCAGGCGCAGGTCCATCACCGGCATGGTCTTGAGCAGGTCCATGAAGCGGTTGCGGTAGCGCATGCTCATGACGCCATTGATGTTCTTCAGCACCCACTGCAGGAGTGCCTCGTAGGCCTGGTTGAAGTCTTGGCCTTCGAGCTTGAGTACCATCTTGATGATCTTGAGAATGGCTTTCTGCTGCTTGATGCCTTCCTCTTCGCTCGGTTCATTGCCTTTGGGGTCCATGACCTTTTCGTAGTCAGCCAGCAGGCCGTTGACGGTCTCCATGGTGATGTCGTATTTGGTCTTGGGTGTCACGTTGGCTTTCGCCACCTCTTTGGCCATGACTTCGGTACCTTCTTCGGTTGGAGTTTGTTCTTCGCCAGCCATCATTGTTTCCTCAGGTGAAATGGCGCCTTGGATCAAAGCGCGTAGTTTTAAGGGCCGTACCGTGGGCTTTACCCATGAAGATGTACAGCATCATCGAACCCATGTCGGAGGCTTGACCACCAGGAGAGTTCGGGAAGCGAGCGTTCATGTCGCCCATACACTTGCCGCAGTAACCTGCACCAGGGGTCAGGCAGCGCTGAGGACTCCGCAGGGTAATCGTCTTGTTGACAATCGCGTCCAGGTTCTGCTCAGTAATGTGCACCGTCTTGCCATTGACGATGATGTAGAAGCCGATGTAGCGCTTGGCTTTATCTGCTGCCACAAACCGCTTGATACCCAGCACAGACCCGCAGTCGTCTTCGGTGATCGCATGGTTCTGGAATACCCGGATCAGGTACTGTACCGCTTCACCACCGAGCGCTGTCTGCGCACCACGGTTGAAGGAACCTTCGCGGAGCGAGTTCGCATAGTCCGGGAGGTTCTTAAGGTTCAGGCCTTCGTCCAGAGACGTTGGGATCAGGTTCACCTGAGTACCGTCACCGAAAGCAGATTCCTCACCGTGCATGAGCAGCGTCTTCATGCGAACGATGTCGAAGTTCTTCTTACCGATGAGGTAGTCTTGCGAGTCGTCCCCCTTTACCCAGTCCTTGTCCACCTTGGACAACTCGCCTTTGATGATGGCGATGGTGGCTGGGTCGTGTAGGCGATCCTTGTACTGCTCCAGAAGCTTTTCGCGCAGTTCCCGTACCTTGGGGTCAGTCACCAGAGATTTACGCGTGGTGCCTGGTGTGAAGAGCTGCGTGAGGCCAGAGAGGATACATGCAGTAGCCTCCGTGTATCGCAGCAACTCCCAGACATAGATCTTGGCAGGATCGTTCTGGCTACGGTCTTCCGGGTTATTGGTCAGACGCTGAGCAATGATCTTCTCGATGTCTGACAGACGACGCGGGTTGGGGTCGAAAGGAATCTTGCCATTGAACGCGTAGACCACAGCCAGATGATGCCACAGCACCCAGGCGTAAGGTGCATTGCAGTCTGCCTCACATCCGATGAAGTCACCTTTCTTGAAGTCGGCCACCTCACGCTTGGAGAACAGTGGCTTGGTGATGTCTGCTTCAAAGCGAAGCTTGGACTCACCCATCTTAACCACCCACTCCTTACCTTCCACGTAAGGCTCGTACTCGCCCGCCTCACCACGGGTCAGGGAGAATGCACGGATCGACCAGGACAAACGTTTGTACAGGCCAAGCTCCATGCATTTGAGAAAGAACAACCGCTTATCAAGCGTTTCCATGACCCAGTACCCTTGTCAGAATTTTGTTGATCTCTGCCAAGAGGCGTTGACCTGCTTGGGAACTGCCCAGCACAGGCTCCATCAACTTGGCCACTTCTTCACGCAGGGTATCGCGCTTGAGGTCAGACATCAGTGCCATGCCAGACACCTCGACTGCCATCTGCTCAATCGGCAGTGCCTCGAACCACTTGTCGTTGTTCACGATCAGGGTGTTCATCGACTGACCCAGTGCAGCGCCACTGCGCACGTAGTCCACGACCTTGGACTCTGGGTAGATGGCCGCGAACACACGGAAGTCGCTCAGCGCAGCGCCTGGGATGGTGGACTCCTCATCCGAGAGCAATGGCTTGGATTCCATCGACTCGCCCAGCCGTTTGATCAAGCTGGGGGATACGGAAACGATCCAGTCAATCAGGTGACCATCGTGGTTCTTACCGACCATCTCGAACAGTTCGGTGAGGATGTCGGTGTTGGAGTTACCCAGCTCATGGATGTCAATGCCGTCTGGGTAGTCCAGGTGTGATACACCTTCTGCCGTGTCCCAAGTCAGGAGGAACTCCAGCAGGTCGGCAGTGGTGGAGATTGCACTAGGCTCGAATTCGATCTCAACGCCAAATTGAGCATAGGCAGCCAAGATCCCATCGATCATCATCTTCTCAGCGTTACCTGCGATGACTTCAGGTTCAAGACCCTGCTCACCCTTGATGATGTGCTCGATGCGATCGGTGTGTCCGGTCATCCCGCAGCGATAGAGCAGGTTGATGCAGTGCATCAGCTCTACGGTGCGGTTGGGGTGATAAACCGCGTTAAAGAATTGTTCAAGCATGGCGCACCTAAACTGTGTGTTATATAGGAAGAGCGTCTACTAAGATATAGCGGCTATGGCCTCTTCAACAGACAAGGAAATATACAAATGGCAAATGGCAAGAGCGGCGCGTTCGGTAGCCGCAAAGGTATCAAGACTCCAGCGGTCATGGTTCAGGGAAACCAGCTGCGTGTGGCAAAGGACCCAGCCCCATGGTTCGCTGACTTCGACTCGCTGGCGGCACAGTGCACCGCACTGACCACCTCCCCGGCAATGATCATGCCGTACTTCGGCGACGCCGAACTGATGGCCAAGATCGACCGTCAGGGCGTTAACGATGCCACCAAGGCATTGATGGAACAGATCAAGCAACAGAAAGAACGTCTGGCTGCACTGGTTGCTGAGACCAAGGCCATGCGTGAAGGCGTCCCGGCCATGGACGGCAAACCTGCTCGTGCCCCGATCACCAAGGTCACCCAGGACAACACCATCGAGCTGCTGAACCACGGCGAGCAGTTCCAAACCTTCATGGATGACTGGCTGCGCATCATCTACTTCTCCATGGACAAGGTGCTGGACTTCTTCCGCGCCCTCGGTCAGGACATCCCGGTACTGTGCCCTTACAGCCAGGGCTTCGTGAAGACCGAGCAGAACATGACCCCAGAAGAGCTGAAGGCGGCCTCCGGTGCCAGCCTCGACGAGCTGGCCGCAGAAGTCGCCGAAGAAGATCACCTGGGCAAGATGATCCTCGGCGTACTGCAGGCAGCACCGCTGAAGGCGCACCAGCGCAAGGCCTTCGCCAAGATGATCGAGGTCACCCCTGAGCAGTTCAACAAGCTGATCAAGGGCGACTACCGCCAGTTCTCCCTGACCAAGCTGCGTTCCATCCATGAGAAGATGGACGGCCCTGCCTACGAGCAGGAACTGGCAGCTGTCGAGCAGACCGAACTCCAGCAGATGGCAGAAGCTGCCGAATCCACCACTCAAAAGGTTGAGTAACCATGCAAGGTTCCGACATCGAAAGCGAAGCACCAGCGCCGGATGATTCCGATCTGGTGCATGAGGCCGAGGCTGTTGCGCAGGTAGAACTGCCGGCCGAAGAACGTGCCCCGGCCGAAGAAAAGCCGCGCACTGAAATGCACGACGACGAAGACTCCGACCTGCCCAATGAAGACCAAGCGTCTTCCGAAGCCGGTAAGCCGTTCTTCGAAGCCGACCACTGGCAGAGCGACAAGACCTACCAGAAGGAGCCGATGGTTAAAGACCGTCCGGCTAACTTCGAACCCCCGTTCACCTTGATTGTCCCCTCGCTGAACACCAAAGACGCTACCCGCGTTGCTGAAGCGCTGGAACCAGTCATCAAGCATGTCTCTCCACAGACTGCTGAATGGCTCCGCCGCATTGTGACCAGCCAGTCGATGATCGTGGCCAACGGTCAGTTCGAAGCTTCTCTGCAACGTGATGGCTCGCTCTGGCTGCAAGCACCTGAACACGACGGCATCAAGCTGGTCGCTCAGGTGCCCGCCATTGCACAGCCTGCACCTGGCACTATCCTGACCGGCCAAGATGCTGAGATCCACATGGCTCAGCAAACCAAGACCTATGCCCGGATGATGTTCCCCCTGTACCACACCGGTATCTGGTTGAACGTCGCAGTGCCCCACGGCTCCGAGCTGCACGTCCTGGAAGAAGCACTGGCTGCTGCCAAGTACGACCTGGGCTACATGACCAAGGGCCTGGTTTACTCCAATACCTCAGTCATGCAGAACATCGCGCTGGTCAACTTCGTGTTGGACCATGTGATCAACTCTTCGGCGGAACACACCACCACTGCGTTCCTGAAGAAGGTGATTCGCATCACCGACATTAACTTGATCGCTGCGAACATGTCGTCGGCTATCTATCCGTCGGGCTTCCCGCTGGAGCGCCCGTGCTCTGCTGAGCCGATGAAGTGCCACAACGTTACCAAGGGCCTGCTGCGCCTGTCCAAGATCATCTGGACCGACGACAACGGCCTGTCGGCTTACCAGAAGAAGTTCATGGCTACTCGTCTGGCTGGCCAGAAGAAAACCGAGGCGGACTTCAAGAAGTATCAGGAGGAATTCCCCGGTGTTACTCAACGTGTTGTCGAAATTGCTCCTGGCATCAGCGTTCTGCTCATGCCTCCAACTATCGAACAGTACGAGCAGTCCGGCTATTCCTGGATCGAGTCGATTGAGCGTGGGGCGAACGCCATGCTCAACACCCCAACTGGTCCTGAACTGAACGCTCACATGACTGCGCAGTATCAACTGCAGTCGATGCGCCAGTACGCCCACTGGGTAGACGCGATCATTTACCCGAACGACGTGTCGGTACGTGACCGCGAGACCATCAACAATCTGCTTGCCAAGCAGTCGGATAACACCGACCTGGTTGACAAGTTCATTGCTGCGGTCAAGCAGTTCATCGAAGACTGTGTTGTCTCGGTCGTCGGCATTAACAACTACAGCTGCCCATCCTGTGGTAAGTCCCAGACTGCCGAAGGTTCGCGCAATCCGAAGTTGATCCCCCTCGACCCGGTCCACACTTTTTTCACCCTCAGCGGCCTGAAGACTCAAACTACTCTCTCGAAAAACTCGGAGCACTAGAGCCTTCACAAATCCAAACCGAAGCCGGATTATCAGTTAACACTAAGCGCCACGTTAACGATCCGAACTTCGGTTTGGACACCGACCTTTATGACACAGAGCTGGCGCGCATCCGCGAGGTGATCCATGAGACAGGTGATAAGCCTGACTATGTGGACTCCGAGATGATGATGCGCACGGTGTACGAGTCTGCGTTCGGTATACACAACCACTACGGGCCTAATCAACATCCTTTCGCTTTGGTCGCGGCTCATCCAAAGGAAGATTTTGTTCCGTACTCCAGTCGGTTCCGTGACTATGCGGCTTACATCAATGCGCGGGTCTACGAGACTACCGGGATTCCAATGGACAAGTTCTTTGATCGGCCTCGTGCCGAGATTGAAATGATCATGGGTCTTGTGCGAGTCAGCAACCGCAAGCAGGCACACAGCGCTGAAGAGATTGCCGCGGCAGCGCGAGCAGCTCAGCAGGGCAAGAAGTAATGGGGAGTCTACAATGATCGACAACCGCATGATGCGTCACGCTATCATGGGACATGAGGAGGGGGATGATCCACGCCCCTCCCGCTTTGTGGTGGATAACCACACACGTCGCCTGATCCCTTACCGTGACACGTACACGGAGAGCCAGGTCTGTACCAAGTTCGGTATCACCAAGGGCCAGCTGCGTAAAGCAGTGAAGTCTGGAGGCTTCCCGAAGCCTACCAAGTACGGTCCAGGCAACAAGCCGTGGTGGGCTGACACCATCATCGACAAAGTGTCCCGTGTTGACGAAGACGAGTGACGGCATAACCTCCCTCCCCGCAAGGGGAGGGAGGGCTTTATGCTGCGTCTTTGTGTTCCTCGTCGTACAGTGCCAGCAGTTCGTTCGAAGCAGGCAGGCCCAGCAGTTGTTGTGCGATCATGTTACCGTTGACATGACCACCAGTTAGATCGATACCGATCCATCTCCACTGATCCTCCTCCATGCCCTCCACAGATGACAGTTCCGTTTGCGTTGTGAACTTGTCAATGTTGAGCATGTCCTGCAACTTAGGATACGTTGACACCACGTCGATGTCGGATACGTGCGTGAACAGTAATGGAACATGTCCTCGCATGTCAGACACAATGTCGTCGTCTGGTTCCGGTCCCATGTAAGCAGGTAGTGTGACGATCCAGTTTCCAAGGCCAGGGCTGGCTTGGTCCACCTCCGTTAACATCTCGTCGGAAGTAGTACCCGCCATCAGCTTGTACTTCTGCAGGAAGAAGTGCAGGTCGTCAGCGATCATCCGTGGCTGGGAGTCGTAGTTCTTGTACTCGGAGCACTTCAGAAGAGCTGGCAGGCACATGGCGATGTCGTTGGTGGTTTCATCCAGCATTTCTACCGAGATGTCGTCCCACAAGTTGTAGATGCAGTATTCCACAGGGAAATACTTCTGCATGAACTGGTGCCACTCTTTCTTCACGAACCCGTCAGCTTCCGTGAACTTAAGCTTGCCGCCCAGCTTGTGCTTACGCAGCAGATAGTCCAGGTTGTACTCGGGGTCGTTCGCCGATGCCGTGCGGATACGCTTGTACAGAAGCATCGAGTCACAGATGACAAAGGAAGCCTGGTTGGTCACCGTGTGCCATTGGTCAATCGGGTTGATTGGAACCTTGGTGTCTTTACCGCCGTCCTTCTTGACCTTGTGTGCCGCGCCTTGGTTCCATTTGAAGTTACGGAACTTCTTAGGAATACGGGGATCGCAGAATACGTCAGCCGGGTCATAGCCAGAGTCACGTAAGGCGCGTTCTGATTTGGGAATATCGAACGCCATGTTGAAGATGGTGACGTAGTCTGGTTGCCATTCATGGGCTGCCTCAAAGCTACGCTGCACCAATTGAGCCGGGAAGTCATGGATGTTGATTTCCATGGTCTGCGGGTCAATGCCACGTTTCTTTAAGATCGGCCCTAATAACTCTTCAGCCTTGTCGCGCACCAGTTGAATGAAGCGTTCTGGTTTCTTGTCTTCAGCAGACAGCGCAGACTCATCAATCCAGCTGCCCAGAATGTTCATGCTGACATTCTTTTTGTTGGTCATCGACGCGATAATGATCTCCTCTTCTTCGGAGTTCATATTCGTCTCGATATCGTAGACCGCCACGTTACTTGGGGTAGGTGTTCCACCCCAGCGATCGCGGTAACCACGCTTGACCAACACCGGTGTAGATACGTCCGCACCGTACAGGTAAGGGGACCTGGCAAGCTGTCTCAGACCGCCCCGAGCATTGGGGTTGCCGAGGGCGCGAGCGACCTTATTATGTAGTTCATGCTGACTGCAAGTGAACTTCCGAAGCTGCGAGATAGGTGCCCACGGGCGCTTGTCTTTATGTGTCCTGTACTTTTCCAGAGTGACGTAAAAGTCACGCTGGTAGTTGTGGATCAGACGCAGGTTAGGAATAGGGGGACGCCCGTCCTTGCAGTGAATCAGTTCTTTAACGACGACCACGTCATTAGGCGAATAGTCGTTAGCCTTCGAATAAGTTGCGTGCACACATTCGAAGCGGTCGATCTCTTCCCGATCGGGGAGATTTGGATACATGAATGGCATGATGTGCTCCAGCGTGAATCTCGAAATTCTCTAAACAGTATCCCGGCCGGGTAGGAACTCACATGACACGTCGTCTCAAACAGTGCGCCACGATGGTGCAAGAGGCTATCGCCCACCAGGGTCGAAGCCAACTCTTCCGTGATCTCCTCATGATCATCCGCGAGGTCAAGGAAGTCCCTTACGCTGCGCTGGGCAAAGAATTGCTCATCAAGAAGGGCATCGATAAGGTGATCGAGAAACACACGGGTCTGAAGATCCCTGTGTACATCGACAACTCGCCGTACATCAATGCCTGGATCTATCCTCCGTACATCGACGCCAACCACGCGGTGTTCGCCGGTAACCAGTGGCAGCGTGGCGACAACTGGACCCTGGAGTACATCAACAAGCAGTCCAACAAGGTCTTCGGTAAATCCGAATCGATCTTCGGCACTGTTGACCGTGAGCGCTCGCGCGTGTCTGGTGACTTCACCAAGATCGAGTGTCCGATGTACGTCACTCGTATGGCCATCAATCATCCAGAGGCGACCCCTGAGATGATCGTGTCGGTTATCCTGCACGAGATCGGTCACGTCTTCACCTACTTCGAGTTCATGGGTCGAGTGACCACCTTCAACGGCGCACTGCAGGCTGCCTCAGAAATGTTCTTCCAGTGCAACTCCCGCGAAGACCGCCTCAAGGTTGTCCGTGACGTGGGTGACAAGTTCGGCGTCGATACCGACGACCGCGATGCATTGATGAACTCCCGCTCCAAAGACGGCTTCATTACCGTCCTGGCCCGCGGTTACGTCATCGACCGCAAGTCGAGCCTGGGTTCTTCGATTTATGACATCACCCTGTGGGAGTCGCTGTCTGACCAGTTCAGCATGCGCCACGGCTCCGGCGTTGATGGTGTGAAGATGATGGACCTGATCTACAAGAACAGCGGCGCCTCGGCCTACCACGGTACCCTGACCCACATCATCTTTACCCTGTTCAAGGTTCTGATGTTCATCGTCATGACCTTCTCGCTGTTCGGCCTGCCTCTGCTGCTGTTGTTTATCAACCCGGCAGAGAAGATCTATGACGAGCCAGAAGCCCGCATGTTGCGCATGCGTAACGACTTCGTCTCGGGTCTGAAGTCTCCCACCATCTCCAAAGAGGAGAAGGCAAAGATCGCTGAAGACGTTAAGGAAATTGATCTGATCATCAAGGACCTGGACGACAAGCGCGGCCTGATTGAACTGTTCTACACCTCCTGCACCCCAGAAGGTCGTCGTCAGTACAGTCAGATGCGCTTCCAGCAAGCCGTAGAGAACCTGGTTGCCAACGACCTGCTCGTGGCCTCTACCCGCCTGACCAACCTCGCTAACCGCCTTTCCTGAGGAGTGCCACCGTGCGCGAACTTAAAATCACCCGCAAGAAGTCGGGTAACATTCTGGCCAACATCAACCAGATGCTCACCGCCACCAAAGTCGACGCCATCGATCGTACCGCGGTAACTGAACTGGGCTTTGCTGAGCTGGTAGCAGCCACCCTGCCCCTGTGCCCAACTGGCCAAGACCCAGCCGACTTCTACCGTGCCAACTGCATCGAGGGCGTGCGTGCGTTCCTGGACCAGGTGGTCGAGATGGTCAACATCAACCAGGAACAGTGCCTGCTGGCTGTCTGGGGCGTCTACGCTTACCGCCTGTCGATCATCCAGCCGATGAACCTGACCGACGTGCGGCCTTGTGTGGGTCGCTACATGGCCAAGTTGCCCGAGCGCCACAGCGCCATGGTTGCCAAGTACCCGACCCTGAACGAGAACTACTGGGCTCTGGCTGACAGTATCTACGTCAACGTTTAAGGTGATCGCGATGAAGATGATCACTGAGAACCTGACAGAGGAGTTGTTTACCGACGACCCTCTGATTCCCAAGGGGATCATCACGGCCTACGAGACGATCAAACGAGATCGAATGGTAAGCCAAGAGATGGTGAGCCCCTACATCCAGAACTTCCCGATGAACGTGTCGCTCAGCAACTTTACCGTTGAGCCATCGGAGAAAGGATTGGAAATCGCGCTGGAAGGCTTTGCGGTGCTGTTTAAGGTGACTGCCGGTGTTTTGCTGGTGTCTGCCCTGGGTGTGTGCATCTTCAACTTCATACGCTCCCGTAAAGCGGCTGAAGCCACTGCAGATGCGGCCACCAATGGTGTACTCCTGCATAAGGAAATCACCAAGCTGGTTCAGGGTATCCGTGCAGCCAAAGGCTTCCATGACCGTACCATCAAGATCAAGGCAAGTGACATCCCGCTGGGTCCAACCCGGCGTGCCTTGGGCCTGCATGGCGAGATTATCTACCCCGAGTGGGCAGATCGTTTCTACGCCTACGGTCACGACCAGCACTTCACCAACGCCATTGCCTCCAAGGTAGCAACCGGTCAGTTCTTCAGCATCACCGAGCATCTCATGACGCCGATGGCTGATTACATGTCGGATCTGGCAGGTCGTGTCAAGCAGCTGACCAAGATGGTGGATAACCTCCCAGCCACCATCAACTCCGGTCGCCTGGAACAGGTCGCTCGTGACATCGAGCAACTGGACACCCGTTCTATCCGTGGCACGTTCCTGGGTCACCTCGAACGAGTTTATGGCAAAGAGCTGCCGCAGCCTCGGGTAACCTTCCAAGCCAACAGCGCGGAGTTACTAGATGCACGGGTAACGGCGCTGAAGGAGTTCTACGACAGCACTCGGGACGACAAGAAGTTCGTCCAGAACCACTACCAGGCCAACGTTGATCGTTGGAAGGCTGGTGATGTCGAACAGATGCTGGGGCGTATCCCAGAAATCTGCGCCCAGGCTGCAAAGCTTGGCGCTGCTCCTTCGCTGTCGACAGGTAAGTCCATCGTGGACGAATGCGAGCAACTGCGTCGCAAGATCTCTCCGATCGAAGTACCTGAGATGATTGATCAGGCGCTTAAGAACACCCTCGAAAGTATCCGACTCGATTCTATTGCGTCGGTGAACCTCTTCGAAATGGTGATCAATGAACAGCGCCAGTTCACCATCTACATCCAGGACATCCTGAACCAGACCATCGAGTGGGCAACCGCTGTGGGTGCGTTCACCAAGCCAGCTGATCCACAAGCAGCTCGGCGGTTGATGAGCGACGCTCAAGATGCAACCAAAGCCACGCGCAAGGTAAAACTTTAAGCCACCCTGCCCCCTACAGGTTCACGCTTGTAGGGGGCTCAAGGAGTTTTTTATGAAAGAGTACGATCTGGCCAGCTTGGCCCAGGCGTCTGACAAAGATCTGGTTGAGTTCCTCGGTCAGAACGAGCGTGTCATCGGTGAGGTGACTGCCCACATTGCCAACCTGGAACGCCTCAAGGGTACCAGTCAGGCACATGCGCTTGGCTACCAGGAATACCTGCCCGACGAAATCACCATGCAGGACTTTGACACTCACCTGTCGAAGAAAGGCTACCAGATGTCCACCGAGGCTCTGCACACCATCCTGCTCGTGGCCGCATCCGCCGCTGTCGTCGCTGGCATCGGTATCATCGCCTACAAGCTGATCAAAGCTTCGATGGCCAAGGAGCCCAAGTCCGCCGACTTCCTCAAGAAACAGAAGGAAGTTCAGCAGTTCGCCATGCATTTGATCAAGGTGCAGTGGAGCGATGCCGCCGCCCCTACCCGTGAAGCGCTGAAGACCAAGTTCCTGGCCGACTGCGTCAGCGAAGTAACTGCGAACCTGTCCGAAGCAGACCTGCTGAACGACCCGTTCAACGCCTACGTGCGCAGCGAGTTCAAGACCTCCGGCGTTCCGTACATGGCACTGGTTGCCGGCATGCGTGGTCCAGCCTCGATCTTCTCTGGCGCTGCCACCATCTACCTGACCAACGTCAAGGAATCGCTGGAAGCCTTCCGCCGTGAGTTCCTGGACGTGATCGCTGGTGCGCCTGATATCACCGACCACCAGATGATCAACCTGGTCAATGGCCTCAAGTGGAACCAGATCGACAACGGTAACGCTGCCGGTGTTCAGGCTCTGATGGGTTGGATCAATGCCATGGGTATCCCGTCCAGCAACCGTCTGGAAGAAGCCCTGCGCAATGCCAACGACATCCTGTCGGCCCCGGCCACCATCGACCAGATCAATGCCTACGACCAGCACATCCAAGATGAGCTGATTGGCGAGGGCACTGTTCCCAAGGTCATTGCAATGATCCAGTCGCTCAAGGCCACCGGCAAGTACATCGAAGGTGCCAAGGGTAACTTCGTGGCTGGCGAGAAACGCTCGCAGCAAGTGGTTGACCTGTTCAAGGCCCAGATCGAACGTGCGCAGCTGCTGACCGACACCATCCCTCTGATCTCGCCACTGGTGACCCTGGAGTCCGACAACATCGTTCGTCGCTCCAAGTGCATCGCCAATGCCGGCAAGGCCCTGCTCAATGCCATTGAAGATGTGGCAGACAAGCTGGAAGACAAGGAAGCGGCCAAAGAGATCCGCACCGCGTTGGACGAGATTGCCCGTGCGTCCAAACAAGTGCTGAAAATGAAAACCGAGTCGCTGGTAGAACTTCCTGCCCCGGTCAGCTACGGCACCATGATGGACCTGCAAGCCAAGTCCGTGTGGATGGAACTGCTGAAGTCTTTGGCAGTGGCCGCGATGATCGGCCTGGCCGTGTTCGCCATCCAGGCGCTGGTATTGTCTATGTTGGGTCTGCAGTCGATGGCTGCATCCTTCGCTGGCGGCATCGTTTATTTCAACAAGAACGGTAAGCGTATCACCCCTGGCGAAGCCGCCGACGCCATTGCCAAGACCGTTGAGGAAAAGCGTACTGGCAAATACGGCGCGACCCTGGTAACCGGCCAACGCAATCTGCCATTCATTCTGAACCGTAGCCATCTGGACTCTGGCTTCAAGGACGTGGCTGCTGGCGTTGAGAAGTCGCTGAACGAGTTTGCCAACGAGCTACCGCGCGGGGGTGAGATTACCAGCGAGGCTATGGTTGCCGCCGCCAACAGCGGTATGAAGCACCTTAAGCGCACCATCTCCATTTTGGAAGGTCGTTTGAAGGGCATGAAGGTCAAGGTACCAGGCGGCGACCCGTCGGTTAAAGCCACCACCCACAACCTGCGTGACGCGATGGATGCTTACGTTGACGAGTGGTTCAACCCTGAAAAGGCGAACTACGCTATCGTGCGTCAGGGCATCGACACCACCTGGTTCGGCGTCATGGACCCGAAGATGGCCGAGCACGTGGACGCCAACGCCAAGGTTCTGACCGACGGCATCGTACGCTTTGCCAAGTCCATCCCGAACGCAAGTAAGGATGAACTGACCAAGCTGTCGCCAGAGGCCCAAGAAGCCCATGCCAACTTCAGTCAGGCTCAGGCATACCTGGCAACCCTCGGCTTCGTCATTACTGAAATCACCAAGAAGGCAATTGCCGACGGTGGTAAAGGTATGCAGGCGGTAAAAGACAACCTCAAGATGAAGGGCGAGGATATTGGCGGCATCGAGGTCGAGGATGACTTCGGTGGTGACGACATCGTTCAGTATCAAGAGGATCTCGATCCCTTGGTTGACATTGCAGACGCCATGGGCGACCTGTATGTTGACGAACAGACTGATGCAGTGATGGCCATCGAGAAGATGAGCGTCAAGACCAAGCGCTTGCTGATGACCGCTGGTATCGTCCTCGCATTGGGTGCTGGTGCTTATCTGCTGCTGTCCATGTCCCAGAACCGCCGCAGCCCTTCCTCGTTTGCAACTGACAAGATGTTCAAGCAAATCCAGAAGGACCTGGAGGCCAGCTTGGCATCTGAAGAGTTTGCAGCCCGGATGCAGGCTTCCAGTGAGGAGCTGGGCGATGCCTTGCAGAAGGACTTCGACCGCATGCGCAAGCAAGCGGAGAGCCTTCGCCAGAAGACCGCGCAGCCGACCGAGAAAGAAGTCGGCGGCCAGCGTGTTGACGCAGGTGCCGCGCGCCCTGCTTCTGTGCATCCGCGCATCGGCGAGACCGGTTCCCCAGTGGCCGGGTCCAACAATGCGTCTCAGGCCAACCCTGAAACCACTTGGATCAACGACGTACCACACAGCACCGAGGCCCTACAGATTGCCAAGGAAGTGGACGAACTGATCGCCAACCTCGGCAAGTTCGACTACAAGGGTGTGCTGCGTAGTCGTCTGGTTGAGCGTGCCCCTGGCATGGTTGCTTTGAACATGGCCACCGGTGGCTTCGACAAGGCTAGCGAGATCCTTTCGGGTGACCGCACGCGTCGTGTCGATAAGTTGATGGACCTCATGACCCACGTCATGGAGAACATCGTTGAACCGGTCATCGATGTGGTCCGCGGTCAGGGCGATACCAATCCACAGGCTGAGCAGGTCTACGACAAGGTTGTGGCTGCCATCGAAAAGGCAACCGCCGATGCTACTGCCGAACGACTGCTCGACGAGGCCTACATGGCTCGCACCGAGGAAGACTTCGCAGACTGGTCCAAGCCTTGCACCGAGTCCGATGTGGTGGAAGCCATGGGTCGCTTCGATCCGAAGTGCGTGCAGTCGGCCGAGCGCTACTACCTGGACGAGGCCAAGTCTTACCACAGCTTGTCGCAAGACCTGGACTCGATGTGGAAGGACAACAAGGACTTCCTCAACCGCGAAGTGGGTGATCGGTTCAACGAGCTGAAGGGTAACCGGGACGCAACCTCCAAGCTCATCCGCCGCATGGAAGAGTTCAAGCCAACCTTCAACGTCATTGCGCGTTCGATCAAGGCTCATGTGGCCATCAGCGACGTCATCTTCGAGGCCAGTGAATTCTGCCTGCGGGTGCATCGCAGTGTGCAGCGTGAGCTGATCAAGTCCCTGCAGTTCCACCAGATGAAGGTGGCCGAGCTGGATGCCCGTATGGGTAAACAGTCCGAGACGCTGGGCAAGCTCTCGAAAGAGATGCAGGATCAGATCAACCGCTTCAATGATCGCAAAGATACCTAAGGAGGTAATGTGAGCGACTATTCCATGAAGATGGAAGAGCTGCTCGAAGACCTTGAAGGCAATGATTGGGTGGCTGACCCTGACGCGCCTCTGAGATTAGAGGACGAAGAAGGGAACGTCATCCCAATGCCTGGGGACAACGAACAGCCTTCGGAAGAGGAGCTGGACGATGCCGTATTCCTAGCACATGGTCGCGAAACCGAATTGGTCAACATCATGGAAATGCTCCAGAGTTCTGGCGGCGTATCCCGTGACATGGCCATGCAGTTCCGCGACCTGCTTCCGCCAGAGATGGCGATGGAATCGTTCACTGTCCAGGTGACGCAAACCAACCATGTCATGGCCATGGAGTATGTGGGGACTGCAATCAAGATCGCGGCCGCTGCCGGCGTGATCGCAGTATTGGGTGCGGTGGGTTATCTGATCTATCGCATTACCAAGTCCCGCAAACGCATGCCTAAGAACAAGTTGGACAAAGCGGTATCTGCGGCATACGGCACTGCTGAGGAAAAGCTCAAGGTTGTGTTGGAAGGGCTCAAGCATGAGTACCCTGAAATCGAGCACGTCGAACTCAAGTAGAACAAGGAAGAGGCGCTTGTCCAGATGGCAATCCAATGCCAGATGCAAGAGCTGGACCTGCGCATGATGACTGGGACCTACAAGTCCTTCGTTGGCATGGTGGGTTCTGATGCCTTGGTGCAGGCTAATGAGATCAAGAAGTTCTTTGATACGTCAGTCTTCCCAGAACTTGACAAGATGTCCAAGGCAGGTACGGGCAAGGATATTGACGACATCACCAAAAAGATCCAGGAATTCAAATTCACGGATATGGTGTCCAAACACCTTGATCGTTTCGGTCACGACATGCAGGTCAACTTCGAGCGCCCTGATCAGGTCTGTGAGAAGTTCCGTGCCAAGTATTCCCGTAGCGTGAGTGTTGAGGAGGCGGCCAGTAAGCTGAAGGGTGTTAAGCCCAACGGTGTGGACGTCCCTGAGCAGGCTGCTGTTGGTCTGTACAAGGCACAGGACATCATGACCCAGATGTTGGTCAAGGTGAAGAACTACGAGAAGAAGCTGGAGAAGACGAAAGAACTCCCAGCCGATTACGTGGCTCAGATCAAAGGCGTGTTGGAGAAGTGCAAGCAGCCTCTCAAATCCTTGGGTGATGTATTCAACATCCTGGAGATGGAGATTGCTTCGCAGACCCGCTGTGCCAAGATCAAAGGCCTGGCTGTAGCGGAAGGTTACAAGAACGTAGCCAACCACTACAAGGAGAAAGCGTTGACCGACAAGGAACACCGCGCATCCTACCGAGCCTGCGTCAAAGTGCTGGACAAGTCCTTCGACGACATCCGTGGCGCCATGAAGTTGTAACATACGCCCCCGGCTCATTGCGAGCCGGGGGCTATGCCGTTACTTGTCAGCCAAAGCTGGGAGGTGCTTCAGGAATTGAACATCCACGTCCTCCTCCACCGTGAACGTGCCATCTGGCAGTGCGGTCAGTTTCTTACGCACAGACAGACGACCACTGTTGTCGGCCATGGAGATCAGTGGATAGTTCTTGTCGCCGCCAAGGTTGCTAACCCGTACAGTGATGACCTCACTACCCGCATTCTTCTTGATGGCCTCAGCCGTTTCCAGGGCCTCAATCCGATCCTTGGCAAAGTCGGTTGCCAGCTGCTGGATGATGGTGGTGCGGATGCCGGACTTAAGCACTTCGTTGTTCCAACCAGCCTCGGTCATGTAGACCTGGACCTTAGGCGATTGCTCGGCATCGAGTACAACAGAAGAACCACTCTCCACCACACAGCGAACCTTGCCATTCGTTGCGATTGGCTTGAGGTACAGCTTGGTCTTTTCCAGCACCGTCTTGTTGGTGTTGCCCATGTCGGTATCGGACCACTGCAGCATCTTGGTGCAAACGAGCTTCAGGTAGTCTTCAGTCGACTTGTCGTTGGCGAAGTAGTACCGACCATCGAACAACGTCAGGTCAATCTGACGGGCAAGCTGACGAGGAGACACCAGGATCTTGTTACCGTTGGCATCGAGGACAAAGTCACCCTTGAACTTCCGGTACTGCTGAACACCGTTCTTGATTACCGGCTCACCAACCTGGTGCAGCAGATACGTGACCACCTTACCGTTTACCACATCAACCTTCATCATGCTCGGGTTGTTGGGGTCCATCTCGAACACCGGCTCAGTGTACAGCTCTGGCACGTCGTCGTCGTAGACTTGGTAATCAGCTTCAGTGGTAATGCTGCGGCTACCTGCCCACAGGTACTTCAGCGGGCTACCCAGTTTAACCTGGACACGCTCCTGCAGGATACCTACCGAGTCATACGGAAGCATGTTGCGGTTCTTGTCGTTGTCGATGTCGCCCTCTTTCATGTCGACCACGGTGTAGTCGGACACGGTGTAGATCACGTCGAACGTGACCGACAGATTAATCAAGTGATCCAGAGGGCCGTCACCGAACATGGAGAAGTTACGCAGGGTCATCGCGTCATTTGCGTTGATTGCGTAATTGGTCTCCAGCAAGAACTCATACACCCGATCACCATCTTGCTTGGCGATCAGCGTACCATTCAGGTAAGCCTTGGCCGATTCACCCGGTGGGGTGTAAGCAAGCTGCACATGCAGTTGGTAATCTTCCAGGTCCTTATACAGATCGCCACTCTTGGTGAGCAGGTGAATAAGGTAGCCCTTCTCCGTACGCGACACCGTGAAGGTCTGTGCGGCCTGTAGGTCCAGCTGCAGGGATGGGTTCTCCATCCAGAACTGGCGCCCTTCAATGGTCGGAGCATCGAGATAGTAGGCACGTACCTCAAAGCTCTCGTTTGCCGCATCCAGGACCCAATGGAACGGGCTGAAGCGATAACCTGCAGACGACACAGCGCGGGCCATGGCTTCTGGCTTGAGCTGATACAGGTCATTGATCTCAGACTGGCTCACAATGGTCATGCCGCCATCCACGGACCTGAACAGTACCGAAGGATGGATGGTGACCGAGTCAGTGTTGTGACTGACGCCTGGAATGCCATTGAGGTCGGCCATACGAACGATGAGGTTCTCTACGGCCCCTGAGATCGGCGTGATGGTGTATTTGTCCTGCGGGGACTCCATGACACGGGTTGCGTTCAAAGTACGCTTGGTGATGGCGTCTACGTCCTTTACGGAGGTATAGTCCATGTCACCCAGAACAAAGTCCAGGTTAACAGGCGTAATTGGAATGTTGATCTCACCCGTGTTGTGTTGCATGACACGGTTACGCAACTCTTCCAGCGTCAGGGCAGGCTTGCCGCCAGTGGTGTACTGGTCGGAGTAAACCGAGTACGTGGAGAGCAGGCCCCAGTTCGCGGTGTACTTGCCTTGGTCTTCGCTGTCAAGGTCAAGCCACTCCTCACTCCAGTCGTTGGCCGAGAAGCCTTCGAACACCATGTCGTTCACACCTTTGGTGGTGTAGACGTCAATGCGCAGCTCGCCAGTAACTTGGCCTGTGGTCTGGTAGATCTGAGGCAGGTAGCAGTCGATCACCTTGTCGTACAGCCGGACCAACACGGTTGGGTCATATGGGTCAAACACTTGGCGAGTATAGTTGACCTTGATCTCTTTCCAGTAAGGGACGCCCGCAGCGTCGCGCGCCCGAACATAGGCACGGCAGTACGAGTAGAGGTCGTTGAAAGCGATACGGGTGTTCCACACCGTTGCCTGGTTGAGCGGGTAGACCTGGCTGTTGATCGCCATCTGCGACATATTGGCCAAGAGGCGCAGCATTGGAACGCCGTCGCTACCAGCCACCTGGTCAACTTCTAGCAGGTTACCGTTGGATGGGTTCAGTACGCCATTCAGAGGAGTGCCGTACACAACGGTCGGCTCGCCCACAGGAGGAATGCGGAATTCAATCGGATACTCTGCAGTGAAGGTGTAGCCGTTGCAGGTGAAGTTGGAGTTCTTCGGCATCACCAACTTCTTCATACCACCGGCCGTTACTTCGACCGCATAACGAATAACTTCATCGCGGCTCACCAGCAAGGTGATTGGTAGAACAGGTGGCTTATTGAAGACGTTGAGGAAGTCCCGATCCGTCATGTGCAGATGCAGGTCTTCCATAGTCAGTGCAAGGCCAGGGTAGCGCTTGCGGTTCAATACGTCAATGCCGTTGAGTACGTGCGCACCACATGCAGCGGCGTATTCCCACATGAGCATAAAAGGACTGGTGGGATCGACCAGGCGGTAGTTACCGGCAAGGTTGTCATCTACGGCATCCAGAACGTCGAGCGCTTTGGCAGCTGGGTCAAAGCGGGCGAAGTCCATCGCCTTCATGAGATCTTCACTGGTCATGGTCATACGACAGTACCTGTAGTTGGAGTGTTACCTGGGACAATGATCCGGCTAGGGTTCTGCCCATTGTAAGCCATCGGGGTCAGCGCCCCCTTGGCAAAGCGGCTAGACCAAGCAATGCGAGAATCACCCAGACGTTCTTCGTACACCTCACGAGAAACCCAGCGCTGCATTGTCTGCTCCTCTGGATCAATCCAGAAGTACGTGTCGTATGTGAACAGGTGCCAGAGATCTTCATTGATCTGGACCATGTTCTTGTCACGAAGGGCGGGGTGCATGTTCGCATTGAACGAGGCAACGATGTTGTTGAATTCAGTGAACACGATCGGGTCGAACGTATCCAGGCCATGGCACTTCCAGTTGACCGAGATCTGCTGACCTTCTTGGTTGAAGGGGGAGTCCAGCGACATGTTGGCGCCGGTAGCAGTTGGGGCAACGTAAGGATATGCAATGGTAGACCACCAACTGGTGATCCGACGCTTGTTGGCGTCTAGGGAGAAACGGTAAATCCGGCTGTGGTAGTCGATCCGATTTTGAATGATCGAATCCATGTACGGAACCATGTCCCCCTCATACACCAGGGAGGCATAACACACCCAGACGAAAAGCATCATTATTATGATGTTACCCGTCCCGTTACGCAGCGTCGTATTCAGGTCCCATACCCTGTAGTTCTTGATCGTGTCATCGATCATACTCCAGGCTTCATGGTGGTTACCCTCTACCGAGGTGAATGTGCCTGGTGCGATTTCCTGCCAACCGGATTGGGAAACCAAACCGTTAGACAGCCACGGGATAAAAGCCTGCTCGTGGTTGGCCAGCGGGGAGCCTTTGCCGTCACGCCACACACCGACAGGATCAAGCATGGCTCGAATGGCCCGTGGAAGGCTAATGCCGTCCGCACCACCGATCATGCTGAAAAACGGGCGGAATGCACGCAGGTTGCCATCGGTCAAGTTAAGTCTGGGTCGCGTGAAGAACGTGAGACCAAACTGTTCTCGAACGGGCGGCATCGTGGGGTGTGTCCCCAGGCTGTTAATGCCTCTCAGCTGTTCGTAGATCGAGGTTACGGAACTACCCTTGCCTCCGATCCGCGAAATGAAATCAAAAATCTTCTCGTATTCTTCGCGGCTTAAACTCATAACCCCTCCAGAATGGTCAGGAGCACTTCATGAACATCAATATTCTGCCAGACCTCAGTCTGGCGGCGGCACCGTTTACCACGGTACTCGGCAATGCCCTAAAGTTGGCTTCGACCGGCGATAGTGACAGCATCATACAGTATTCCGCCCCCGCCCGCGTGGAGCCGATCTGCTTGGTGGATAGCGCTCTCGCCCAGTACGAATTCCTGTACCCGATTCTGCAGACCACCAACTCGATCTTCGCCGCCTACTACATGCAGGCCGCCGCTCGTATGATCAACGTATCGGCCATGCGCCTGCTGCGTGACATCGATCCGCTCAAGCCCGACCGCAACATGAACGCTGCAATCTACGACTTCGCCGAGCGCAGCGCCCAGCAGCACTACGGTGACAACAAGACCCTACCTCAGCGCGTTGAAGGTCGTGTCCTGGACATCGTTACCGAAGGCATGCAGCTGCCGCGCCCAGGTCAGGGCAAGCCAACCATCACCTTCATGATCACTGAAGGGCAGGGCGGCAAGCCTGTGATGAAGGTGGCCTCGCCTGAAGAAGTGCGCAAGTATCAGGAAGCCTCCAAGCGGGCGGCAACCGAACTGGCCAAGAAGGAATACGACAAGCAGCTGGCTGACCTCAAGCACGCCGGTGCTTCCACCAAAGGTGGCGCGTCTCTGGTTGGTGACCTGCTCGATACCCCGAACCTGGCTACCGGCCGTATTTTCGAAGTGTCTGGCGACTACGGTGGAGGCGAAGTTACCATCCAAGTGATGGTGGTCTTCAAGACCATGATGACTACCTCGAACAACATGGTAGACGTCTACGCCACCGGCGGCGAGCTGCGTACCGCTTCCGAGCGTTACCACGGCTGGCGTTCGGGTCAACTGCGCTTCCTCGAAGACATCATCTTCACCAACGACATCATCGAGAACCACCGCCGTACCGCTATCCGCGACAACACCGGTGTGTACCTGCTCAACCGCGAGCGCGACACCAAGAACCGTGTTGCTGCTCTGCTGTCCGGCAAGTCCTCGATCGGCACTGCCTCGGGTGTTGCTGTGATCGACAGCGCCACTGCCAAGCGTCTGGAACTGGCCGTAGGCGGCAAGCTTGCTGACTTCAACACTCGTGAGAAGATCTTCAAGCGCACCTACCTCATGAACATGATCGTCGTTGATCGTGACTGGGACCAGGTGGTTGTTTACAACCGCGGTATCCCGAAAGCCGTTGAACTGCCGGTGACCGAGTACACCAAGGCCAAGAGCAAGGGCGGCTCCGACGTGGCCGATATCGTCAAGCTGTTCCTGTCCGGCTCTGCCCCGACTCTCTGAGTCGGGTGCCTCACTAAAGGATTCAATCCATGAAGATTACTGCTTTCGTTGACAAGATTGTCGACGGCTTCAGCCAGAACGCCACGGTCACTGTGCATTCGAACGTCATCAAAGAGATGATCGATCACACCATCCCGTCTCTGGAGTTGTTCTCCGAGTACGTCAGTGCCGAACCTAAGGCCAAGAAAGTCCTCGACAAATTCAACAAGGACTTCCTGCAACGCCTGGGTAAAGGTGGCAAGGGCGAATTCTACGACCGCATCCTGGCCGCCATGCGCGCTAACGTGGCCCAGGCTGGCGACGTCGAAGACCTGATCAACAAGCTGATCCCCAAGAACGCAGATGCGCTCTCTCTGGACGGCCGTGCTGCCAACCTCGTGCAGTACGTCGAGATCCTGGGCTTCACCAACCGTTACATCCGTCACCTGCTGCTGACCTTCACCGAAGACATCGCCAAAGGTACCGGTGGTCCGAACTTCAAGTCGGGCCTGGCCAAAGAACAGGTGGATGGCCTGCAGCGCAACCTGAGCGCTTTCGCCACTGCCATCATGGTATTGGAGACGGCCGCTCCTGGTGTTGAGCGTGCCATCAAGTCGATCCCTGAGTTCAACGTGGCTCATACCGACATTGATGCTATGACAGCAGCCAATGGCCAAGCTGCCATGGACCCACTGCGCGCCACTGGTTTCATTTCGGCCGACTGGAACCCGATCACTGCCGTGCGCATGCTGATCGAAGACCGTTGCATCGCCAACTACCAAGGCGCCAAAGAAGACCGCCAGGCTCTGGAGTTCCGTATCCAGGCCCTGAAGGACGCCCGTGACGGTACGCAGAACCCACGACTGGAGAAATCCATCGAGTACCACACTGGCCGTCTGAAAGAGGTCAACAGAAAGATCGAGAAGTACGAAGCCTCGGTCAAGGAGAAACGTGAATGAACGATCGCGGGTTCGACGTCTACAGCTCAGGCTTTGCACGCCTGAGCCCGCTGCAAGCCGGTACGGGCTACAAAGAGCCTGATACTATGGCAGTTGCGCACTATGATGGTATGGTGAAAGGTTTGGTGTCGATCGTTGACTCCAAGACTTTCGACAGCGTCGTGCGTAATGCTTTGGCTCTGTTGGGTACTGGCCCTGACTGGATCACCGTCCAGGCCTTTAACCCCAACCTGTCGAAGTACCAGGTCGAGTTCATGGTTGACACTGTCAATTATATAGTCACCGGAAAACGCCGGTACTTGCTCGCCACTTGGCGCGAACTTCTCGCCGAGATGAACAACAACGGTTCCGTTAAGCCTATTGTTATGGGCGGACGATCCGTGAACCCGGATATCAAGGTGCCCGCAGAACTTCTGAAAGGGCATCCCGCAGAAATCATGTCCCGCTGGATTTCCCGAGAGGGTGGTGTAGTGGATCTGATAGAGTCCCTCCATCTCATGTTCGGTGGAGACATCGAAGTGGGTGAAGTGGGCTCGCTAGTAGCTAGCTAGCGCTAACGCAATCAACAACTCTGGAGTTAGACACATGTCCCGTAACTTCCGTTCCACCCGTGGTCGCATGGCCATCGAAAGCATCGAAGGCGCTGACCAGACCGCAGCTGAAATCGACATCGACACCGACAGCCAACACGGTGACGGCGCCGACGCCGCCCTGCTGGATCTGAAAGACGTCAACACCGAAGTCGCCGAAAACGACGGCGCCGTCGACGAGCTGGAAAACACCGTTGCCGCTCTGGAAAGCCTGCTGGAAACCGCAGAAGCTGCCCAGGAAACCGGCGGCCTGGACCCAGTCGCTGCCGACCTGCTGCAGAAAGCGGTCGAAAACGAAACCGCTCCGCTGGGTACCCCGGCTGAAGAAGTGGTTCCTGCTCTGGAAAACTTCACCTCGCCTTCGAGCCGCCGCCAGGCGACCGTCATGGCCTGTGAAGGCATCAAGGACTGGATCGACAAGGTCTGGGCCAAGATCAAAGAGCTGATCCAGAAAGGTCGCGACCTGGCCAAGAAAGCCTACGTTGCCGTCAAGCAGTTCATCCAGCGTATCGAGCCGCGCATCAAGGCGCTGCAGGAAGACGCCGGCAAGCGCAACTTCTCGATGCCGAAGTCCGGCAACGTCAGCGACAAGGGCGAGTGGGCTCTGTCCGAAGTCGGCAAGCTGCAGCAGCTGAGCGACGCCGTTCTCGACGGCTACACCAAGGCCGCCATCGCGCACGCCAACAGCATCGCCTCCGCCCTGTCGGCCGGCGACGAAGTCAAGGCTGCCGAAGAAGGCAAGACCGAAGAGAAGGCCGAGTTCAGCGTACCGTCCAACCTGGACGCGCCTGCCAAGGTCCTGCTGGCCATCAAGAACCTGCCGGGCGGCCGCGAGTTCGTTCCTGCTGGCGACACCATGACCATCCGCACCAAGCAAGGTGGTTCGACCGGTGGCTCCAACGCAGCTTCCGCTGCCAACGAGCAGACCATCACCTCGGCTCTGACCACCCTGGCCACCGTTGCCAAGGCCGTCGTCGGCTACGAGAAGAACTTCCAGGAAAAAGACCGCGCTCAAGAAGGCGTGATCAAGGCTGGTGACGCTTTCGCCAAGAAAGCCAAGGCCAACGACAAGGGCGACGATGCTGCTGCCCGCGCCGCGATCAACGCTGCCAAGAACGCTGGCCGCCTGCTGGACCAACCGGCCAAGGACACCCTGTCCTACCTGGTTACCGCCATCAACGGCTACTGCACCACCATCGCCGCTCACCTGAAGCACTACGACAAGAAGTAATTCTTCCGTAGCGCCTGGTGCGTTGTGAATAAAAGCCGGGCCTTCGGGTCCGGCTTTTATGCCGCAGGTTGGACATGCTATGCAGACCATTCCTTCAAGGACATTATCATGCCCAATGGTAACTACGCTATTGGGAATACCTACGAGACCGTGACGCGTCCCATGGCTTTTGCCATTGCCAAGGACTGCCTTGCTCGGCTAGGGTTTCCCGAAGACGCATTCCTGAGCATCCCTGGCCACACTGAGCAGGCACTCGTTCAGGGCTCCACCATCGACAACAATTTTGATACCAAGAACTGGTTCGGCACTAACAACGAAGCCATTCTGAAAATCAAAGAAGACCCCATCACCGATCGCATCTATGAAGCCTCGGTTATCCGACGCGACAACAATGTGATCTTTAAGGACGCAGAGACGCACGTATACGTCCGTCCCGTCTATCAGCCTACCAAAGCCACGCTGACGTTTCGTCTGCGCTGTAAAGACGAGATTGAGGCCAGCAAGCTACGTGACGATACATGGGCCCGTTCCCATCTGTTGCGCCACGAGCAAGTGCACACGCTGACCTACCACTGGCAGATCCCCGAAGTGTTCCTGGTTATCCTCCACGAGATCTGGATGAAGCAGGAAGCCCACGACAAGACCGGCGACTCGTTCCCCAAGTACCTCAAGGATCGTTTCGATCCACGGGTGGACACTGTCACCAACTTGGCAGGTAAAGGAGGTGTGTTGGTTGTGCCTGAAGATCAGGTACGGGTGCTGGGTTGGTTTGACTTCTCTGGCGTCATGGATGAGCCGACCTTCAACAAGGACAACGGCACCTGGGATCTGGAGTGGTCGTACAGCGTGGTTTATGACAAGCCTATTGAGGCTGTCCTGGATTACCCATTGGTTGTGCGGCAGAAGATGCTGGGGGCAGACTTCCGTCCCAAGCAAGGCATGTACAAGCTCTCTGACCACGACGTAGACCCTAACACGGTCAATCGTACTCTCGGTAGCTTCTTCAACGTCTGGACGCCTCCTAAGGGCATTCTGGACAAACGTTACCCTGACTTCGATACATGGCAGGTGGAAGGCGGTACTCGTGGCTGTATCGACCTGTGGTATGGCCTGACAACGATCTCTGCGGATAACCGCAAGGACATGTTGTCCATCGACACCCTGGGCGTGCACAAGCTCAGCGACGCTGCTCGTGACTTCATCATGTCTGAGCGTAAGTACGTGGTGGATTACGGCCGTAGTCTTTTTGACATCGCGGTGTACTCCGATAACGAGCGTCACTTGAACGGGCAGGTCGAGTTGACTGAAGACGGAATGATCCGTTCCCTGTTCGATGTGTCCATGGTGCCGATCTACCATGTTGTGATTGCCTTCCGCAATAACCTCTACACACTCTCTGTGGAGGACCAGGATCGCCTGCGTCAGAATGCCTGCAAGATGTATGAGGTATTGGTTCAGATGTATCCAGCGCTCGCTGCAGCCGGACAGATACCTAAGCCAAATAAGCGCTGCTTCTGGACCCGTGAAGAGTGGGAATGGATTGTTGACATCATCTCACCTCCTCGTCCAGGTGTGTGGCCTCGTCCATCTCGCCCCCCTAGTGTACCTGGCGGACATGGTGGCGGTAACCTCACCCCAGGCCAACGTCGCATCCTGATGCTGACAGTCGGTTCTTACAACATCATCACCCGGAGATAAGATCATGCCATTGGTCGAAGTCGATGAAGACAAGGTCGAGAAGCAACCCGCTACTGGTCGTGTCGTACCCGTGGATATGCGCACTGCCTTGGTGCAGACGCGTAATCAACCTCGCCAATCCCTGATCACTCAGGCGGGTGGCTCGATCTTCCCGATCACTGTGTACAAGCAACTGGTTCGAGAGCATGACTCGGTCAAGCCTCAGGCACTGAACCTGGATGCCCCGTACCAACAGTACGAGAAGATCAACAACGTGGAGTCTCGCCTGCAGGGCGACTTCTCCTATTCGTTCGAAGAGGAAGAAGGTGACCGTGTTATCACCGGTACCCTGATCCTCTATCCGGGCATCTACCTGAACATGCACGACATGTTTGAGGCAGACGTGGGGGATGGTCAAACTGGCCTCTTCCACATCAACATGAAGCCAGAGCCTCTGTCGTGGATGGGTCAGGCCTGTCAGCAGATTCAGTTCCGCATGGTGGCCCGTGATGACCCACTGCGCCAAGCAGACCTCAAGGCCAAGACCGTAGAAGAGTTCTACTACGTTGTTGACTTCGTCCGCTTCGGCAAGAACCCTGTCCTGATCAGTTCGCTGTATCACGACTACCGCATGCTGTTCCGCACATCGGAAACGATGATCAGCGAATACCTGCGGTTGTTCTTCAGTCCGATCAGTCAAACTCTCATCATTCCTGGCCAGGAGCCAGAGAACGGTACCTGCTATGATCCTTTCCTGGTTTCTGCTGTGCTCAGCGTACTTGAAACTACCCAGCACCCCCTGCTTCGAAAAGTACAGGCCCATAACACCGACGCACAGTACGCTTTCAGAACCACCACGATCTGGGATGCTCTGCTCCAAATGGAGCCAAGCCACCTTCACCTTGCCTGCCAGCAAATGGGCCTAGTGCAAAAGAGTGTCCTCAAGACCCGTGCCAACTACGGCGGGGCTTACTGGGCACAGATCGACATGGTCATGTTCCCCATTGAGCCGCGTGAAGATGCCGACTCAATGCGTGCGCCGACCATGCAGTACACCACCACCCCTTTGCGTGACGGCCCAGCCCCGATCCATGACTTCAATCGCCTGATCCGTGAAAAGGACCTGACCGACGTTAAAGTAGTAGAGTCGCGTGATCCCAAGGACAAAGTACCGAACATCTGGGACACCAACGACGACACCTACTACGTCTTCAGTAAAGCCTTCTACGAGGAGGACTACACGAAGATGAGCCATCTGGAGAAACTGGTTTGGTCTGTACTGAACCAGCAGGAACTGGATGTGCCCAAGTTGGCAGAGCTGGTCCGTCAGTCGAAAGAGTGGGACAAGCTTGAGCGTTTCTATTACGTGCCAGTGTTGATGATCCTGAACATTCTGGCATTGCGAGGACCTTCGATATGACTCCTAATCGTCCAAAACCCCTACCCGTGGGAACTAGCCTGTCGCCTGCAGAGCAGATCTCCTTCAACCACTATGAGGTCATGGTACCTCGGTTGTTCCTGCAGTCGGCAGAGGCCGCCTCCTTCTACGGGGCGATGGCGCAAGACAACCCGATGGCTCAGCGTGAGCAAGAGCAGGGAGACATGCGCGTGAACCTGCCTGCAACTAAAATGGCAGAGCTGTACGCCAAAGGTTGCAAGCCTTGGTTCATCGACCACCCCAAGTCTGCCAAGCTGTACCGCGAGGTTGTGGGCTACCTGAAGACTGCTGTGCAGAACTTCGATCAGGCGCCTAACTCTGGTCGCTGGACACCAGACATGATGGACAACCTCCTGAAGCTTGAGAACTTCGCTCAGTGGCTCCATGGAGTTGCGTTGCCATTCCTCACCGAAGAAGACGTAGGTCCTCCACGCGATACGTTGGCAGGCTACAGCCGTCGCACTCCAATGCAGCGTCTGTCGCAGCAACAGCAGGAAGACCAACGTCAGAAGGCAGAGCACCTTGCGCCAGATCACCAACGCGTGGTTGATGACCTGGTTGAACGTCAAGTTGCTCGTGGTCGGAGAGGTTGGTCCTAATGGAGACACGTCGCTCAACCTTAATGCAGGAAGTGCGTGCGATCTTTGACGATGGCTCCAAGCCTGTTCATTTCCTTTGGAAGTGCGACATCACGGCAGGAGGCGAGAAGATCGAACCCTTCCGTACCCTCAACATGGATATCGGTCGTCACTACACGCTCAACTTTGCTGAGGACATTTCGGTTGAGCTGCAAGTGCGTCCATCGGAGTACGTCGACAAGATCTACCCCAATCGCCAGAACATCACCGTCACGCTGTATCAGATCCCTCTGAATGAAGACGGCACGGAGAATTGGGATCAGCCTCGTTACCTTGAGATCTATCGAGGTAACATCAAAGGGGCAAAAGACCCGAAGCTCAACGCCCCGCGTGAAGTGGGAACGAGCGATGACCTGGATCTACAAGGTCCAGTGGTGGTGGAGTTCCAGTTGGTATCTCGTGCGCTTGAGCAACTGCGCTTGCAGATCCCAGGTGGCAACTACCGCCACACTACCCCAGGCCGTGTACTGCGTTCGATCATGGATCAACTACGAACCAAGATCAAGGTGGATAACATCGAGGCCATCGTTGGCACCGATATGACCCCACCCGACAACACCGTCGTTCGCGAGCACGTCATTGTTCCTCCGTTACCAGTCACGAAGTTGCCGCTGTACATGCAAGAGAAAGCTGGCGGTGTTTACAACGCTGGCATCTCTTTCTTCTTGCAAGGTGACAAGTGGTACGTCTTCCCGCCGTATGGGATTGATTCCCCGACCGAACGGGATAAGCGTATCCTGACAATCTTCATCGTCCCACCTAACCAGTTCCCTGGTGTGGAACGTACCTACCGAGAAACTATCGGGCAGGTTATTGTCATGTCCACCGGTGGCTCTTCCAACAGCGACATGTCAGAGGCACTGGACTTGAACTCCGGTAACGGTATTCGGTTCAGTGATGCGATGTCGATGTTGGATGGATTCGTCAAGACAGAGAACGGGGTACCTGTTGCTCGTCGTGGTGTGTCGGCTTCTGAGTTCGTTGACGGGACACGTGACACGGGCCTTAACTTTGCACCAGTGGCCACCGAGCGCATCACTTCCAACGCCATGAAGATGGCATCGAAGCTTGCACCTCGTAAGGGCATGACCATGCAGGTCGTCTGGGAGAACGCTAACCCGTTCACGGTGTACCCAGGCATGCAGTGCCGCGTCTATGTGCTGCGGGACAATGTGCTCGAAGAACGTAAGGGGCGCCTGGTGGATGCGCAGTTCCTGATTGCCCCCAAGAGCAAGACTGCCCGCAATTCACAGCAGGCTTGCGTTGGACACCTCGCTGTATTCGTTTCCAGAGCGACTGAGCTTGACAGGCTACCAGACGTCACGGCATAAGCGAACTCCTCTCTACGGGCCTCTGTGGGGCTCGTAGAGGGCTTTATGCCATTGGATATTAAAGTATCTCAAGCCTAAACTATCCATGTGAGTGTATCCACATAAAAGGAAAGCTACATGAACCGCACTGAAGTTATCGATGCGTACTTCGCCTTCTGCAAGCAGGCTGGTTACGAACCGCATCAAGTTATCCTGTCAGCCGGTGCTGCGTTGGTGATGTTCGAGGAACGTGAGACCACCGCTGATCTGGATTGCGATGTCCCTGCACATGACTACGCTCAGTTCGTATGTCAACGCCCATCTGGCGAGCGTCGCTCGTCGCTGGGTGCTTTCTTCGACTACGACGATGTGGTCTCCCTGCATGCCTTCCCAGAAGGCACTGGCGTTTCCCAGCACGCTACTCCCAAGGGCCTGGTCTACACCTACAGCTGGATGGCTCTGGTGGAACAAAAAATCAAGCTGGTGGAAATGCCAGATCGCAAACCAGAGAAAATCCCTCGCGATCTGGAAGAGCTGGACAACATGGTCCTCGGTCTGGCATTCGCTGGTGACGTTGCCGGTGTCAAAGAACTGATTGAGCGCGCAGGTCGCGCTAAGGCGAATCGAGTATGAGTGTTACCTACATCGTAGTTGCAGAACCAGGTAAGCTGGGGTCTATCGAAGTCAACCAGCAGTATGTCCCCTGGGTGGCCAAGGTTGGAGGGTTCAAGGTGGCTGCTGGCGAAGAAGCCAGAGAGATCACGCTGCCAGTAGGTTCTGAGTTCGGCAATAGCTTCGAATCAGTCCTGGCAACCCTTAACCTGTCCACCTACCATTCCGACAAGTTCCATGTGGTGGTTGACATGGGGTGGTCGCTCAAGTACCTCCAGCGCATGTTCGACGAAGGTCGTGCGGTTAACCAGCGTGAGGTTAACTTCATGAACTACATTGCAGGTATTGTTCATGAGGTCGGCACCACGGACCTCACGATATCTGGCTTCGGCTTCCAGGCCAAGGTCCAGGTAGTAACCTTCGACAAAGGTGCGGCGGTCTTCCGCAGTAAGTTCAGCGCACAACTCAAGTCAGTTTAAGAGGTAAGTATGGGCTATGTAGTTGTTCACCACGGTCTGACTGGCCAGAATCTGGATTACGATTCTCAGGACGTTGCCAACAACATCCTGACCTACTTGAGGTTCATGGCAGATCGTCCGGCCAGCGGTACCTATGACGCTGGTCGTCTGGTCTGGGAAGAGATGTTGGATGAGCAGTTGGAGGTTACTCTCTTCCGCTTCTCTGACCAACACAACCACAACGAGCAGCTGCACCTTCTGTTTGAGGTTGGCTCTTCTGTTGAAGAGTTGATCAGAACTAAGGGCGACATGTATGAACGCGTCATCCGTCAGATCAGGTTCCACCTCAAACATGGTGCTGGGGAACTACTGAACCTCGAAACCGTCGGCAACTGTATCGTTGCAACATGCACAAGGTCCGCCCACTTGCATGATGTAGTGGTTCGTAAGAAGCGCTCAGAAATGAAATCAGTGTAACAAGGAGAGTTTCATGTTGGATCGAAACAAGTTCGGCGAAGAGATAATCTCCGCCGATCCTGAGATGCATATCCACCACAATGAATTCTACAAGCGGAATCCTCTGGCCCAAAAGCTGGTAGGTTCTCCTTTAAGGCGGATTACCCTAATGCATGTATTAGTTGGTATCCTCTTAATTGGAATTGGAGCTACATATGTCGTACAAAAACTGGTCGGCCCTGGACATGGTGTTGGTACTGGAGTTGGCCCTGCTGAAGGATGGGGACAAACACGAGAACGTCCTCTGCTCCTTGAAGAATCTCGCCAGTCCAGACAAGACCTGGAAGCGCGGCGATGAAAGCCTGCCTGAATACTGCACCATGTTGGCCCAGCTCCCTGATCCAGTGAAGTCTGTGCGCGATGTCTGCAGCAACTTCTACCGGCAGCTCAAGCAGGTTGACGTCTTTGAAGTGGTGTCGACTGTCCCCGCTGAACTGACAGCCGACGAGCTGGAAGAGTTTGCCCAGGCGCACCGTGAGTTGATTATCAACGACAGACTGCGTCGCCCAGAGATGGTCTAACGGCATAGTAGCCTCCCTCCCACCTTCGGGTGGGAGGGGGTTATGCCACCATCTTTTTTTTTGTTTCAGAAATCAGCCATGAAGTTCGACATGTCAGCCTGATCTTCACCCACCTTACGCATGGACATGTCTTTCCCGTTAATGTCATCCGGGAAACCAGGTGCCAAGTTCTCAGCAAACTTGTAGACCCAGTACAGGTCACGCGATGGAGTGATCGACGAGATACGGTGCTTGCCACGACGGTTGGTCAGGTATGCAGCTCCACCGTATTCCACGATGTGGCAGTAGATCTCCATGTCCAGCTCTTGATGGAGAGTACGGCAGCCATCGTAGAAACCACGACCAGCAACTTCGTTAACCAATTGCTCGGTCACACCCATCTTGGTCAGGTTCAATGCCTCAGACGACATTTGGTGCGCGGTGATCAGAGCGATCTTCTTCTTGTTGAAGAAGTTTCGTACACGCGAGTACAGGTTCTTGACGTCTGCACCTGCCACGCCCTGAGTACAGCCTTCCTTGTTCAGCTTGGCAAGGTAGTCGATCACGCACAGCTGAATCTCGTAGCCGAGCTTCTCGTAGTATTCGATCAGAGCGAACAGCTTACGGAAGTTGGAGTTGTCCGGGTCAACCCGAATGAACTCAATCTTCCAACCATTCTTCTCCAGACGATCCTTAACCACAGCCGACACTTCTTCGATCGACTTGTTGATGGTCTTAGGATCAACACGAATGCCTTGCTCGTTGAGAATGATCTGGGAGTAGACGCCTTTATAGTTGTCCTCCACTGTCTGCTCGTACGAGATGTGTAGCAGCAAAGGAATCTTGCCAGGCGTGATGACCGGGGTGTTATACTGGGCCGCCTGTCGGAAGTAGTTGAGGATCTTACCCGACTTGAAGTTGTGGGACAGCGCAGAGACGCAAAGCACATCCACACGACGCAAGCCCTGCGCGTCACCGAATGCACGGTTGTCTGCCTGCCAGCCAAACTTGAATGCGTAGGACGCTGCAGGGTCTTCTGCTTCGTCTTCCATGAACTGGTCTTTGATGTTGTCCAGCTCACCTACAGCAATACGCTCCATGACGCCCAGGTCTTCCAGACCACCCACACCACCCACACGGTGATAAGGTTCCAACTCGATGACCAGATCACGTACGAAGGACGACCAATCGATCTTGGCCGATTCGAACATGAGCTTACGACGAGCCTTGGCAATGATCAAGTCAACTTCGACCTTTGCCTTATAACTCTGAATGTCGTAGATGGTGCGATCACGATACTGGGTCATCTTTTCCTGGTCGCCACACACTTCCAGGAAACTGGCCAACGCTTCTACAATGAACGACTCGCCCTGAGCATTCATCGTTATTCTTTGAAGTAGGTCCTCGCGGCCGACTGGGGTACCTTCGCCCACACACTGGACCATCCAGCCGGCTGTACTTAGCAGGCCCTCGATGATCTCTCGCCCGTAGTCGTTCTCTGCACCGGCGTTGGGTAACTCCGTGGTGTTGATGATTTCGCGACCCAGCGAAAGAATGTCGTCACTGCGAGTCCCTAGCAGACCTTCAACGTGCAGCAACGAAATTACTTTGATGAGCAGGAGTTTGTTATCCATGTACCGATCCTATATGTTCGGAGGTCAAGGCTATCAGCCGGGGGCGATTAACCTGATCGCTGTTCCCCGCTGGCTTGATTTGGCGTTCAAGGCAAAAGGTCTGACGGTCGAGCAAGCAATTAACATCGACCCTCAGTTGGGATTCACTGAATGTGTTTCGCGTAAGTTCGCGGAAGCTATAGTGTCATCCCAGGAAGTTGATTTTCACAACGAGGTCACTTGGAGTCTGGGCGAATACCTGTTCCCGGACAAGAAGCAGCGACCGCAGCGTGACGAACTATATGCGAAGCTTGTGCGCGACTGGCATGGGGTTCCTCTGGTAAAGGGGCTGGAGTTGCACCTCCACCCTATTATCTTGGGGAGCAATCTCATTGGTCTGTATCACGTCGACCCAGTGCCTGGAGTCACTGATACAGATTTATATGGGCGCATTCTGCGTTGTGCACACACTCTGGCATACAGCAAGGTCGGCGTTGGTGCGCTGGGCTGCGATCTGATCAAAGATGTGCTTAACGAAATTTATCTGGGTCAGCAATGATCTGGAAGCAAGGTCTGGAGCTACAGGCACTGTAGTAACAGGTATTCTATAGCGAACTGGTATACGGGTCGCTCGTTAGTCGACTAACACAAACGCAGCATCCAGTCACTGGAGATTCTACATGAACGTGTTTTCCCTGGCAGGTGGCGCAAGCGCGCCCCTGGACACTCTGATCCAAAGCTTCAACAACTCCTTCACGCACCGCGCTGCTGAGCTGAAGGACAGCCGTCTGACCAAAGGCCTGACCATGGCCGTTGAAAGCCTCGACGAATCGACCAAGGCCTCGCTGACCGCTTCCCTGGGCAGCATCCGTCAGATGGTGATCGAATCGTTCGAAGGCGTGCCAGGCGTGAACCTGGGCCACATGGGCGATCCGATCGCTGCCTCCGGCGAAGAAGCCGGTACTCAAGTTGGCGCTGATACCGCCGGCCTGAACGAAAACCAGCTGCAGGCTGCTACTGCCGTTGCAATGGCTTTCGCTGACCCTGAAGGCTACGCCAAGGCCGCGACCAACACCGCGACCCTGCCAGGCACCCAAGGTGTTGCCATGGCTTCCGAAGGTATCGGCGGCCAGCTGCAACACTTCAAAGAAACCGTCATGGCTACCGAGGCGTTCTCCGAACAGCCGCTGCGCCAGATGATGGGCTGGTCCGTTACCCTCGCTGCCGCGAACGCCCGTCAGGACGCCTTCGCCGAAGCCTGGTTCCCGACCACCGTTCTGACCCCTGCCGACATGGGTCTGACCCTGACCATCGCTCGTTCGATGATCGTCAACACCCCGATCCACCAGCTGGACGGCGCGCCGAACAACCTCGGCCGTGTGAACCTGATCGACGCCGCTCGTCACCCAGAACTTCTGGAAGACGAATCGACCCGTATCGTGCCGGTGGTTCCGCAGGACGTCAACGCCCCTGCTCGCAAGTTCCTGGTCGACGGCTACGCCTCCTGGCAAGTCGACATCGACGGCTTCAAGGTGCCGACCGCGCCTCTGGCCTTCGGTGAAGTCGGCCTGATCAACATCTCGACTCCGAACCACATGGCCCAACAGGGCGTGATGGAACTGACCGACGCCGTTGGCCAGGGCGCTCGCCTGGACTTCCTGGTTGCCAAGCTGGGCACTGACTTCATCAAAGTCAACGTCCGCAACCTGGCTACCTCGGGCTTCCTGCCTGCACAAGAAGGTGAAGCACCTCGCCAAGTCCTGAGCTTCGACGCTCGCGACCTGCCGATCCATGCTGGCACCAAGACCGCTTCGGGCGCCGCTCTGAACTGGCCGGAAGTTGTCGACAACAACCTGACCATCCGCTACGCCGTGGATGTGACCGGTTCGCTCGACCTGCAGACCTCGATCGCCCGTGTGTACG